GGCGGTAGCCGTCAATGGTTCCGCGCCGCCCGCCGTACCCCTGCCGCTGGACTGCCCCGCCGGGTGGAGTGTGCCAGGCCGACCCGGCACGCCCTGACTGCTGACCCGGTGCCAGATTGAAAGCCGCCGGGCTGACTCTGTACAGGTGGAGACGCTGACCCCGCCGGGCTGGCACGGTCTGCGATTTGCTGCACTGTCTGGCATGGATCCACGACAAGGGCGCACCGCTGCACCCTTATATATACCTTATTATAATAGGGCGGCTGCGCTGACCTGTACAGCGTCCGGCATGGCGGTGTATAGGCGGCTTGTGTGACTGCTGTATTGTGTGCGCTGGAATAGGGCAAATCAACGGAAACGCCACTGTAAAGCCATGTAAACGTTTTTAATGTTATGGCTGGATAATTGCATTGGTAGCAGAAAAGCCACCGCAAACGCTTGTGCGTAGCTTATACGCTTCTGGGCAAAATAAAAGCCCTGCACCGTGTCAGTGCAAGGCAAAAGAAAAGCCCGGCCATTTCTGACCGGGTGAAATGCTTTTTATTTGGACGCCTTAAACAGCGCCGAAAAAAACCAGAAGAAAAACAGAAGTGCGGATAGTATCACAGCTTGCACCCCCTTATACCACGCTAAAACGCTTGTAAGTGGTCTTGCTGCTGCACTCTGCGTAAATATCCGGGTGCAGCGTCTTAAGCAGTTTGCTATCTAGTCGGACGCTTTGCACGTCCTTGTAAATGGCTTTTGCGGTGCCCTGCGCCATCTCCGGTGCGCCCTGCATCATGCAGATAATGTCCGCCTTGATTGCTTCGTTCATTGCTTCCAGCTCTTCCAAAAGCCGCTTGTTTTCGCGGTACTCGTTCACTTTTTCTTCGAACAACGTCATTTTTTAGCCCTCCTTAGCTGTTGAGAAATGCGATCATAACCAGCGCGCCGCTAATCATGCCGCCAACGTACCAGATTGCAGCCCACTGGGAAAAGTCAAGAGTAATCATTGTTTAAACCTCCTTATATTGCGGGATGTAGCCCAACACCTTAACTTTTGCCGGGATGGTATAATAAATCTGCCCGTAATCTGGGCACCAACAAGCATTGTATTGCTTTCCATCGTCGCCCAGTGCCTTGCACTCCACCTCACAGGTAAAGCGCTTTAGAGCGTCCGCCGTGAGCATTGCTGCCACATCTGTGGCGGGCTGTGCGTTAAACGCCGCCACTGCCTTTTCTGCGTCTGGCAGCGTGTCAAATACGCCCAGTGTCCAGCCCGCACCCTCCAAGATGTAGTCTACCATATACAGGCCGCTGTCACTGCACCAGAGCCACACAACGGGCTTAATGGTCATTCTGCGGTTGTTCTGGGCTGCATAGAGCTGGTCAAGCGTGCCAGTCATTAACGCGCCGTCCTCAAATGTGGCGGTATAGAGGTCACTACATTTATAGGTTTGTTTCATGGTTTTTGTCCTCCTGTTTTGGTTCAATGTGGTTTGTTCTTGTTTGTGCCTTTATTATACTATCACTAGGGTGGTAAGTCAAGTATTTGATAGCAAATAACTATCACAAGATATACCAAAAGATTTATGTGATAGTTGTGCATATTGCTATCACTAGACCATGCCTGTGATAGAGCTATCACAATACGCATGATAGAGGAGTTGCCCGCCATCCGGTGCAGCGTGTCCAGCGTCCGGGCGTGTGTGCTGGTGTGCGGTCTGCTGCGGGCATGGTCTGCCTTGCATCTGGCACGGCCTGCGCTGCTCCCTGTCGTGCTCAGCCGTTCCGGGTGCGCTGGAGTGGGCAGGGGTCTCCACCGGCGGGGTATATAGCCGCCGCCCAGCCCCGCCCGGTGAGTAGCGCGAAAAATCTCCAAAATAAAAAAGGCGCTTTTCCTCCCTACCAACCCCCTCTTTTCTGCGCAAAACACCCCGCCCCCTATTGCCAATCTCAAAAATTTCCCGCAAAAACAAAAAGACCCCTACAAAGGGTCTGTGTTCTGTGCTATACTTGCCTTACAAGCCTTGAAAGGGAGGAATCTGCAATGAATCAAAAGAATGACAAGAATAAAGAAAGACGCGAAAAGAACGAAAAGATTGCCGCTTCAATATGGGGCATCATTATCGGCGCCGCTCTTTTGGTTTTTGGTTTGTATCTTATGGCGCATGGTATTTCAAACGTTATATAAAATTCTGACCAAAGAAAGGAAGAATCAAAAATGAGAAAGAGAATCATTGCGGCGGCTCTGATAGCGGTCGTACTTTTAATGTCACCTTTATGTGCGATAGCTGTCGGAAAGCCGGATGAGATTGCATCCCCTATTCAACTGGAAGAAACTAACGAAAAAGGAACTGTTGAAATTAAGGAATCTCATAGTCACCTTGAGAAAAGATATGAATACGGAAAAACGAGATACTATGTCTACTACGCCGTACTGGTTGAGAATACATACCCCGATTACGCCGTTGATTTTGTATCTCTAAAGGCCTCTGTTTTCGGTTCTGACGGGTCAGTTCTAAAAACCGATGAAGAAACCCTTGACTGGATTGCAGAGGGAGACTCTTATTGGTACGCTGGATATGTGTCGTTTGATTCCGAAGGCATTACTCCAACCAGAATGGAATACACTATTAGCGCAAATGAGTGGAATTTCCACAAAGCGAGCGCATCCAATCAGGTTATTCGTGCTGGTGAGCTTTCCGTCACCAATGTTTCTAAACGCGGCTCTGGGTACGATTTGCGTTACACAGGTCAAATTACAAACAATAGCCAGTTCACGAGCAACTGGATAAAAGTTATCGTCATTTATAAAATGAAAGATACAAATGGAAACGAAGTTCCTGTGGGTGGCGATTACACATACATAACCGATGCACTTCCGTCTGGGCAAACAACAACATTTGAACTTTACCCATCGTCCGGTTTTGCTGGATATAGCTCCTACGAAATCATTGCTTTGCAGGATTGACCCATAACACAAAAAGCCAGCGGCTAGATGTTCTCTAACCACTGGCTTTTCTTATGGGCTATTTACTTTACGATTTCAGCGTGATAGGGATGATACTCAACATTGGGCAAGGGCATCCAATACTTCACATCGTGCATGATGCACTTGTTGCCCCGGAGCAGAACCGGCTCAATCTCGCCGTTTTCGTCCGGTTCAAAGGAAAGCTGACCGCTATCGACAACCTTTCCGTCACAAGCGATAACAGGCTCGTGGACGCACTCGCCGTAGTCAACGGTGCGCCAGAGCTTCAGCATGGTCTCGAAAGCGTAGTTGAGGTATTCCCCCATATCCTGAATCTTATCTGCGGTAAGCATAGTTGTTCTCCTTTCACATTGGCATCTGTGTTTGGCCGTTCGTGACCTGAACCAACATAACAGAGTTCGCACACGGTCTCCACTTCTTGATGTACTCGACAGCTTCATCAAACCGCTTCTTCGGCACGTTGTTTCTGCTGTTCACGTTGAACCAGTCCTGAATGTCCCGGTTGCATTCCATGAACAACTTCTGAGAAACGCTGCGGCTCTTGTAGGCCGGGCTGTCCATGCCGCCAAGAGCGTTGATAACTACTGTGTTCACGACACGCTTCAACACGCGCTGCTGATTGTAGTCGATGGTCATAGTGTTCTCAAGAGCGGAAATTCGTTGCTCCTGCTTCATGGTGCGCTGGTCAATCACAAGGATTGCTTGCAGTTCCTTAGAAAGCCCTGCGAACTGGTTGACGGACGCGTTCTTTTCAAGGTCAATCAGCTTCTGGCGAATCTCCATGCCCTCAGGTGTCCGCTGAATCATTGCAATGTGCTTTGCCATGTCCAGAGTGATAATGTGGTCGGTTCTAGGCTTCCCAGCAAGACCATCAGACCTATTGCTCAAAAATGAGCCATAGTCTTTTCCGTCAACAAAACCATACTCGCACATACGAGGAAACCAGTCTTTGTATGCGGTCTTGATTTTGAGCCGCTCGTGCAGTTCCCGACCTAGCACAACCTTTTCGCCGGTGTCGGTATCGTACACAGGGATAACATCTTCGGAGAAGATATGGATGGTTTCGAGATTGTTATTCATAGAAATTTGACCTTTCTATCTTGCGAGAGCAGGCCATCTCTGGTATAATAACCCAAAGAGGGTCTATACTCTCTGAGTGTTTCATAAGACGTTCGCTGTGGTCGCCAAACTTTAGCGAGCGTCTTATTCTTTTTCATCGGGCATGGGGTACTTTTCAAGGTAGGCATCGCGGACGGCCTGTGACAGCGATACGCGGCACTTCTTGCAGTGCTCCACCAGCAACTCATACTGACGATCAGTGAAGCCAACGGCTACCTGATGGCGGTATGCTTCAATGTAAGGACTTCTTGCCATGTTCTTATCTCCTTTCTTTGAGGTGCATTAAGTTTAATCGCAAAATGTAGTAAAGTCAAGCGGAAATAGACCAACGAAACACTACATTTAGTGTTCGTTCATCTTGACAAACCGCTTTCTACGTTTTGCACAAAACTCATCCCTTATTTTTGGCTGCTCCCGCTTCGTACCCTGCCCAGTAGTTCAGTTCGGACAGCTTACCCAGTGCTTCGGCGTACTCTCTGTCCTCGTTGGTCGGCTCTTTGCCATGTGCGAGGGTTTTCAGAAATTCTTCGGTTGTCGTGGGAAAGTTCATGTTTTTTGCTCCTAACTCTTGCGGAAAGCAGCCCTTTTTGGTATAATAGATTCCGAAAAGGGAGACTGCCCCCTTGGTGGTTGCAGGTTCTCGTTTCGTGATGTGGATAAGCTATCAGCGTAACTTTGGACGGTGGCGCTGGTAGCTTATTTTTTTATGCCTTGATATTCTCAACATAGGATGCTACCCACTCGATACCCATGCGGATAACATCAACCTTTGAGATGCCCAATGCCTTTGCGCTGCTTTCCATGCTTGCGATCTGGCTCTCTGTGAGCCGGGTGCTTATCATGCGCAGCTTATCACGTTCCGAGGTTTCTGCTCGTCTTGCCAAGCCTATCACCTCGCTTTCGCTGGAACAAGTATAAAGCGTGAAAATATGCTTGTCAAGACCCAAAGTTTTACGGAAATGAAGTTTGACAAAATTACTCCTTATTATAGAAAATTTTCTACCTGATTGTGATTAACTAAGTAAACACCCTTATACTACTCTAGTATGTATAAATACATACTAGAGTATATTTGTATATAATATAAGGCAAACAACTATCACGGTTTGGAACATGACATATTGACAGTTCTATCATCATGTGGTATAATCTTGATAGAAAGAGAGGGAACAAAAATGAAAGTGGGCTATGTTAGAGTTTCAACAGCAGAGCAGAACACGGCTCGTCAGGAAGTTATTATGGAGCAGCTTGGCGTTGAAAAAGTGTTTGTTGACAAAATGAGTGGGAAAAACGCAGACCGCCCCCAGTTGAAAGAAATGCTTGCTTTCGTGCGTGAAGGTGATACTCTTGTAGTAGAGAGTTTTAGCCGGTTGGCTCGTTCCACAACTGATTTGCTTGACATCATTAAAGAACTTGACGAGAAAAAAGTTAATTTTGTGAGCCAAAAAGAAAAATTTGATACTTCTGGCCCCAATGGTAGGTTCATGCTTACAGTCTTTGCGGCAATGGCGCAGCTAGAAAGAGAAAATATGCTCGCTAGGCAGAGAGAGGGCATAGCTGTTGCAAAAGCTGAGGGAAAATATCAAGGACGGCAGTACGTTAAAGTCGATGAAGAAAAATTCCGTCAGCTTTACAACGATTGGCAAAACGGAAAGACCACTCCCACTATTATGATGAATGAGCTTGGCTTGAAGTCTGCTACATTTTGGCGTAGAGTGAGGGAATATCGAAAAAAATACGGCATTACCGATGCGGCCACCACACGCAAGTATGCCAATAAAGAAGAAAAATAAAAAGCAGCGACCCACCACAGGTCGCTGCTACAAACAAGAACCACCAATCCCTCAACAGGATGATAGTACATGAGTATTATACCATTTCTGTTGAGGTATGGCAATATAAAATCAGCAGAAAGGTAGAATTTATGGATTATCAAAACATTGATTATTTTAGCCTTGCTTCAATGGTAACTGACTGGATGCGTTATGCTGGGCCAAATGCGAGAAAGGACTTTATGGATTTGGTTCGCAGTACAGATTATAACCGAAGAGCGGCTATTGAAAATGATTTGGGCGATGGATATGTTCTTGATTTTGCGGTAGATCATTCTGACATTATGAATGAGGTCGGTCAATTCTTGGTATATCTTTTTATTGATAACAATGGAGAGATATATTATGTTGGAATGGGAAACGAACAACGTATAATGGACAAGAAAAGCAGAAATAATGATTTTCTTAAGCATTATATGAAACATAATTCTAAAATTGTTATTCTTTCAAAATGGAGTACAAGAAAAATTGCACTCAAAATTGAAAAAATGGCTATTTGGATTTGCCAAATGAATGGTTTTAGACTTACCAACATAAAGGAAGTCCTTTCGTCTAAACAATTATATGAGCTTCGGCATATTCCAGAAAATAAAGAAAACGAAACAGAAACACAGTATGAATATAGGCAGTTGGCTAGGGAATTTAGTGAAGAAGTAAAGGCTCTTGATAAAATCGAACGATGGCTTTATGAAGATGGAGCCAGCAAAACACCCGGATTTGTAAATATAAAAGAAAACGTCATTTGGGCTATGGAATGCTGGACGATTGATGGCGTTACAAAAACTCGTTCTCAATGGTGCAAAGAGAATAATGTAAGCCTTGCTGGGGTAGGCAAAAGACTTGAACTTGGGTGCACCCCTAAAGAAGCACTCACATTCCCAACAGCGCCAGATAACAGAAAACGCCACACAAAAGAATGGTGGGCGGAAAATGGCTATTTCCCCGGAACAGATAAAACATCTTACATTACGCCGTTAAATGAATGGCCTAAAGGATATAAGAAATGCAAGATTGCTAGAAGCAATTTCCCGCCAGACATGGTATCGGATTGCTGAACAGAACAGGTGAAAGGAGTAAAAACCTATGGATAAGTGGAACAACAGAAACTCGTATGACTGGCTTGCAGGAGCGGTCGTTGGACTGCTTACCGGGTTCTTCATCGTAGTTGTGGTTGCGAGGTGCGTTCTGTGATACTTAGTGACAACATGAAACGCCTGATCGACACGCTGAACACCTATGAGCCTGACCTTCCGAATGGATTCTATTCTGTAAAAGCCTTGCAGGACAAATTGGACTTTACGGCACAGTTCGTTCTTGAATCCCTTGCCAACGATGGTCTGATACGCTGGGGCGATACGCAGCACACAGCATTCTGGCTGTTGGAACGTGCAAGGAACTACAAGAAAATCCACAAGCTGGAAAAGATTGAACAGTGGAAAGAACGTGGAATAGGATTTGCTTGCGGCGTTCTGACCAGCGTTGTTGCAGGGCTGATTAGCATTGTACTAGCTGGCGTTTTCAGTTGAAATTGTTCGCAACCTAGGATAAAACCGAATATTTGATTTTTGTGCAGTTGTAGGCACTCTTTACATTTTCAGGTAGGGGGGTGCCTATTTTTTTATGCAGCCAAAGCAGTGTATCGCCATCATCGACAGTATCAAAGCGTATGCAAAGCAAAATCCGACCGAAGCACAGGTCTATGAGGACTGGTTTCAGGCGGTTGTGAACCTGAGAGATGCCCTGCCGCATGACAAGCGGTTCGATGCCTACAAATACTCTGGTGAGTTGCGCTCCGTCTGCGCAGCCATGATGGGCAAGATGAAAACAGGCGAGGACGTGGCGAAGGTCTATGACATTATCGGCCGGACGTACCTGTTTGAAGCTAAAGATGTGTTCGACAGCTATTGCATCTACCTTGAATGGAACCGTGCGCCGGAAAAGAAGTTCTATCAGCCGAGAAGAAAGGTGCTAAAGACCGTTGCGAACGCTCTGCAAGACCTTGCAGATGACAGATTGGACTTGCTGGCAATCTCGATGCCACCCGGCTGTGGTAAGACGGCTTTAGCTATTTTCTATCTGACATGGCTTGCCGGAAGAAACCCTGACGAACCGATGCTCACAGGCTCTCACTCGAACAGCTTTGTGCGTGGCGTTTATGACGAGTGCTTGCGCATATTCGACAAGGACGGAGAGTACCTGTGGAACGATGTTTTCCCAGACGTTACCGTGTCGAACACAAATGCGAAGGACTGCCGCATCGACTTGGGTAAGAGAAAGCGCTTTGAAACGCTGGAATTTACGTCTATTGGCACTGGTAATGCTGGTCTGTACCGCGCATCTACGCTTCTTTACTGTGATGACCTTGTATCCGGCATTGAGGTTGCGCTCTCTAAGCCCCGTCTTGATAAGCTGTGGGAAACGTACACTACCGACCTTAGACAGCGTAAAATCGGCAACAAATGCAAGGAACTGCATATTGCTACACGCTGGTCTGTCCATGATGTTATCGGACGATTAGAGCAAAACTACGGCGATTCCGACAGGAACAGATTCATTGTTATGCCAGCAATGAACGAAAAAGACGAATCCAACTTTGATTATGACTACGGTGTAGGGTATAGCACGGAAACGCTCCGCAAGCAACGCGAAGTCATGGATGAAATGAGTTGGAAAGCACTGTACATGAACCAACCTGTTGAGCGCGAAGGTTTGCTGTTCCCTGCCGATGAACTGCGGTATTTCAATGGTGTTCTGCCTGATGGAGAGCCTGATCGCAAGCTCATGGTCATGGATATTGCATGGGGCGGCGGCGACTTCACCGCCTGTCCTATCGCCTATGTGTACGGAGATGCCGTGTTCATCCCTGACCTTGTGTTCAATAACGGCGATAAGACCGTGACCAGACCGGAAGTCGTGGGCAAAATCATCCAGCACAAAATCAACGTGGTGCGCGGCGAAGCCAACAACGGTGGCGACGAATACTGTGACGTGGTAGACAGCCAGCTTCGGCAGCAGGGTTATCACTGCTCTGTTCGCAGCCAACGTGCGCCAAGTGGTCAAAGCAAGCTGTCCAGAATCATCCAGTATGCGCCGGACATCAAGCGGTTCTACTTCCTTGATGAAAAGCACCAGTCGAAAGAGTACAAGGCATTCATGGAACAGGTGACAATGTTCACGCAGCTTGGCAAAGTTCCGCACGATGATGCACCGGATAGTCTGGCACAGCTTGCCGATGAATTGTATAACGGAATCAGTAAAATTGAGCCTGTCAAGAGGCCTTTTTGATTAAAAACACAATATATTGTGTTCGCTGGGTCTATTTATTTGATTTCACCACTTGACAAGGCTTATAATGTACGCAGGAAGATTTGCAGCTTCCTCTAAGGAATATCCCAGCGCAGCAAGGTTTTTTCATTTTTACTTGCTTGGGCGTCAATAGGCATATTCCTCCTTTCACCGGTGGAGGTTTTCTCACTCTTTTGCCTTCACCGGGCTTTATATGTTGCGTTTCCAATTGTAAGGGGAATGCCAGACTGTCTCCCCCACGGCTGGCAAGCAACGGTTCGATTCCGTTACGCAGCACAACCATCTTCTTTGCTTGGCTTTCTATTCTCTGAATCCTCCACCGCTACTCCCGGCTCTCGATGCAATGGTTAGGCATGACATTGCAAAGAGCAGCGGTTAACCAATTAAGCCGGGTTTCTATGTTGCATTAGCTCAGTTAGGCTAGAGCACCCGGCTCATAACCGGACATACATTGGTTCAAATCCATTATGCAGCACCAAAATTGCAGCTTACCCGTTGACTGTCCGTCAAACTGAATGTAAAGGCTGCAATGGTTTTCTTCGGGCGAAGAATAGCACGGCTGGAAGTGCGAATAGTTTCCCAGTAGCTTCTGACAGGCCTGTGCTCAACAGCCTGTTTCCAGAAATCCAACGAAAGGAGCACAGATGGTAACGAAAGTCAGATGCAAGCGTCCTCGAAAAGACGCAAACGGCAATCCGTGTGATTGCGGACGTTATCTTGGCGAAGTAGAAGGTAAGTTCTCCCTTCTGTGCCCTCTTTGCCATTGGATTACAATTGGAGATTCCAACCTTCCAAAAGATACATGGGTCTCCGTACCAAAGTTTAAAAACTGAATAGCTTTTGAAGCGCAGTTGTAAGCGCAGTGAGATAGACCTTAACAGGTTTGTCTTGCTGCGCTTTTTATTTTGCCAGAAAGGAGGAACGCATGGCTGAGTATCAGATAGTTGTTGACGGCTTTTTGAATGAGCCACTGACCGGACGTAGACCGATTGAAACGCCGGAGACGGAAATCAATCGGACAAACGTGCTGAAAGTGGTCATGGGCAAGGCAGAGCCTATTCATCTGCTGAACAAGAACGAGATTCGCTTTCTGCACAACTACTACTTGGGTAGCCAGCCTGTCCTCCACCGTACGAAGGAGTACCACGCTGAAATCACAAACCGTATTGTAGAGAATCACGCCAACGAGTGCGTGGGCTTCTACACAGGTTACATGAGCGGCACTCCTTGCTCTTATGTGCGGTCTGAAACGGCAACTGGTGACGGCGAGGAAATTGCCCGCCTGTCCAACGCCTTGCAGTATGAGGGCAAGGATGCGCTTGATCGGCGGCTCTGGCAGTGGATGTTGGAGTGCGGGCAGGGATACCGCATCGTTCTTCCCGACAAGGGGTACAACGGCAATTACCCGGACGAAACGCCTTTGCTGGTGGACGTTCCCGACCCGGACATGGCGTATGTGATTTACAACTCCGGCATCGGACACAAGCCCATCGCCAACGTGCTGCACATCCCACGCAATTATCAGAATGACTTGAACGACCTGATTTGTGTGTATACGCCGAACCAGTACTTTGAAATCGACAACGGCAAGGTTACGAAAGCGGAGAACCATTCTCTGGGAATGTTGCCGATGGTCGAATACAAGCTGAACCCGGAGCGGATGGGTCTGTTTGAACCGGCTATCCCTGTGTTGGATGCCATCAACGACCTTGAAAGCAACCGTCTGGACGGCGTGGCGCAGTTCATCCAGTCCATCATGGTGTTTACCAATTGCCTTGTGGACAAGGATGCTCTCGACCAAGTAAAAGAGCTTGGTGCAATGTGCCTGAAATCCACTTCTGGTCTGCCCGCTTCTGTTTCTCAGATTGCAAACGAGCTTGACCAGCAGCAGAGCCAGACCTTGCTTGATTCCATGTTGAACGTGTACCGCAGCCTGACTGCCATGCCTAGTGCTACTGGCAGCGAGAACGCAACGTCAGACAACGTGGGTGCAGTTATCGTCCGTAATGGCTGGAATCACACCGAAGCAAGAGCGCAGCAGTACGAGAATATGTTCAAGTATGCTGAGCGCCAAAGCCTGTCTGTAATGTTGAAAATCCTGCGTGATACGGTTAGTTCTAAGCTGATGGCAAGCGACATCAACATCAAACTGCCCCGCCGTCAGTACGACAACCAACAGAGCAAGGTTCAGATTTTTGCGCAGATGTTGCAGCAGACCATTGACCCGCAGTTGGCGTTCACTACGCCCGGTCTGTTCCCTGACCCGCAGGCTGCTTATGAGATGAGTAAGCCTTTCCTGATTGCTTCTGGCAAGTTGGGCGAGGACGGAAAAGCACCGAAGCCACAGAAACAGCCGACAGACCGTATTACAGACAACGGCAAAATGGTTGGTGAACAAACTAATGCAAAGGAAGGAGAACAAAAATGAAGAAACTGTTTATTTCCTGCCCGATGAAGAATCGGTCGGAAGAAAACATTCGGATGACGTTTGACCGTTTGCACAAGATTGCCGAAGCAGTGTACGGTGAAAGCCTTGAGGTTATCCCAACCTATATCGAGGATAATCCGCCCAAGTGCAGGACTGAAGGGCTTTGGTATCTTGGCAAGAGCATTGAACTTCTCGCACAGGCCGATTATTTTATCGGCATTTGCGGCGATAATGCCTTTCGGTATAACGGCTGTACTGTAGAAATTGATGCTGCAAAGTTGTATAGCGTCCCGGTTTATCTTGTTCCGACCGTTTTCGCCGCTCCTGATGTTGAGAAAGAAGAACTGGTTTACAACGGCGCAGGGGAACTAATCGACTAAAATTCAATCCGCATTAGCGGGCTGATATATTCCGGCAGGGAAGCCGGGATACAAATTTCGCAACGTTGCAGGGAAGCAACGGTAAAAAAACGCAGGAGGAAATTAACGATATGAAACTCAATGTGTTGCTTGGTGATGCCTACAAAGAGGGCATGACCGCCGATGAAATCATTTCTGCGCTTGAAAAGGTTGCAGACCCTAACGCAGAGGTTGAGAAGCTGCGCAATGCCGTGACGAAAGCCAATGGCGAAGTTGCCGAGTACAAAAAGCAGCTCAAGGCAAAGCGTACCGATGACGAGAATGCCGCACAGGAACAGGCTGACAAGCTGGCAGAGATGCAGAAGCAGATTGAAGCCCTGACTGCCGACAAGGAGAATCTCGTCAAGGAAAAGACCCTTGCATCTTACCGTGAGAAGTTCGTTGCGCAGGGTTATGACGCTGAACTCGCTAACAAGGCTGCATCTGCACTGGCTGACGGTGACATGGACAAGGTGTTTAAGTTCCAGTCGGAGTTTATGGCCGCCCACGACACCGCATACAAGGCTTCTCTGCTGAAGGATATGCCCACACCTCCGGGTGCGGATGGCAATGGTGACAGCGCAGATAGCGCAGGTGTTTCCTTTGCTAAACGCTTTGCAAAGGAGCGCGCAGACGCAAATAAGGCATCGAGTGACGCAATGACCGCTTTCCATTAAGGAGGAAAACATGAAGTATACCACTACTCCGGTATCGGCTCCTGAAAGCACTATTCTGGCTGCTGATACCTACGTTGCCATTCCCTTTACCGTCAAGGAGACCAATGCTGTTCCGGCTGGCTATCCTATGGCAAAGACTGGCCTGAAAGCTGCTGCCACCACTGGCACCAGTGCTGCTGATGCAGCTACCGATGCCATTGGCATTCTGCTGCACACTGTTGACCCTGCCGTCAACCCCAATGGCGCACTGCTGATTCAGGGCGTTATTGATGTGGACAAGGCAAAGCTGTCTGGCTTTGACTATTCTGCAAACGATATTGCCGCTCTGAAAAAGGCTGTTCCCGCCGTTTTCTGCCGTACCGATGTTGGCGCAAAGAGCGAGTAAGGAGGACTAAATTATGGCACTGAATCTGAATGAAATTTTCTCCCCTGCTGCGATTGCCGCCTACTGGACGAATGACCCGACCAATGCGCAGCCCTATGCTTCTGATGCTCTGTTCCCCGCCCGTAAGAAGGTCAGCATGGAACTGAAGTGGCTGCGTGGTCACAAGGGCGTTGGCGTTTCGCTGAAGCCTAGCGTGTTTGACACTAAGGCTACGTTCCGTACTCGTCAGGGCATCAAGATGACCGAGACCAGTATGCCGTTCTTCCGTGAGGGCACTCACATTGACGAGGAAGACCGCCGCAAGATTATCTCTGTTCTGGCTACCAATCAGGAGTTTGCGGCAGACGTTATCAATCGTGTCTACGATGATACCGCACAGCTTATTACCGGTGCTCGCATTGTGCCTGAGCGAATGGTGTGGCAGCTTCTGGCTCCTAAGACTGGCAAGCCCGGCATCTCCATCGAATCTAACGGCGTGAGTTACGTCTACGATTACGACCCTGACGGCACTTGGCAGCAGTCCAATTACAAGGCTCTGGCTACCAAGGAGAAGTGGGATGCTCCCACTACTGCAACCCCCATCGCCACGATGACCACTGCCGCAAACACCGTGCTGGCAAACACTGGTGAGATTATCACCGATGCCTACATGAACACCAACACTTTCCACAAGATGATTGCTGCGGATGAAATCAAGAACCGGTTCCTGACGGTTATGAAGACCGCCACCGCTGTGCTGGTTGATTCCGAAGCACGTTCCGTTGTCGAAAGCGCTTCCGGCATCCGCATTCATCTGTACGACAAGATGTACAAGCCGGAGGAAACTGCAGCTGCTGAGAAGTATCTGCCTGATGGCTATGTTGTGCTGGCTCCTTCTGGCTCTCTGGGCAATATGTACTATGTTGCCACCCCTGAGGAAGCCGACCTGATGGCTGGCATTTCCAACGCACAGGTTTCCGTTGTGAACACTGGCGTTGCTGTTACCACCGAGCAGACCGTGCATCCTGTCAACACCAACATCTACGTCTCCGAAATCGTCCTGCCGTCCTTTGAGCGCATGGACGCTGTGTACTGTATCAAGGCTTACTAAGGCGAAAGGAGGAAAGCAGCATGGGAGACCAGTATTCCGAAGCGGCAGTCAAGTTGGGGCAGTACATTGCTCCTGCACTTGACCGTGAAGTCACGGACGAGGACTACCCACTCTTCGACCTGCTGCTTGATTTCGCCAAAGACAAGATATTTGCACAGGGCTACCCCTTCGGCAACAGACCGGACGAGCTGCCCTTGCAGTATCAGTCGTTGCAGATACGCATTGCAGCGGAACTGTATAACCACATCGGCGCAAACGGACAAACGAGCTATACCAACAACGGCATTACTCGTGTGTGGGAAAGTTCTGATGTGGCACAGTCCCTGTTGAATGAAGTAGTTCCGAGAGTAGGTGTTATCGGCTGATGTTCAATGGAAGCCCGCTGGATAAACGCCCGCTGTGGTATTCAAACCCGGTTGGCGAGAAAACGCCTGTTGTGGACGAGTGGGGAAACGAGACTGGCGAATCTGCATACGAATCGTGGAGTGAACCCGCAAAGCTGATGCTGAATGTCAGTCCTCCTACTGGTTCTGCGGAAGCAAGCCCTTTTGGAGCATTTACGGATTATAGCTACGTTGTCAGCTCGTCCAGCAAAAAGCGCAACACACCGCTTTATGAAGGTACGCACGTCTGGTTTCAGACGGACATTTCAAAGCCCTTCAATTACACTGTGGTCAAAGTCGCAGAGCATATTACAGACACGTTGTATGCGCTAAAAGAGGTGGCTGCAAGTGAAAATTAAAGTGAGGTTGAGCGATGCCGGACTCCGTGATGCGGAACGTCAGATACAGGAGTACAAGACCACCCTGAACAAGAAAGCTAGAGCGTTTGCTTTTCGCCTTTCGTGGCTGGGGCTTGAAGTCGCAAAGGTGCGTTTCGCTAATGCGGAATACGCTGGCTCAAATGACGTGAAATGCCATATTAACCAAAAAGACAAGACTTGCACCATCGTTGCAGAAGGCAAAGCGGTCGCCTTTATCGAGTTTGGCACTGGCGCACATCACAACGGATATGGCGGCGAACTACCGCCCGGTGTTGGTGCGCATGGCTCCTACGGCAAAGGGCAAGGCGCAAACCGCAGATGGTACTACTACGGAGAATCCGGCAATGCTGGCACGCCTGTCAAACAGGTGGATGGTAAAGGCCAGTTGAATTACACCAGCGGCAACGAGCCAGCTATGGCTATGTGGGGAGCTGTTGAGGAAATGGCTTCTCAAGTCGAAGCAACGTGGAGGGAGGTTTGGAATAGTTGATTGATTATTTCAATTCTATCTTCACGGTTGTTGCTAAGGAGCTGCGAAAGCAAGTTCCCGGCATCTTCGTTACTGGTGAAATCAATGACAGCAACGTCAAGAAATTTCCGTGTGTGCAGATAGAGGAAAACAGCAATCTTCCTGTGCACATTGATTCTGCCGGTCACAGCAAGTACGCTGCCGTTTCCCTGCGTGTGCGTGTCTACTCTAACAAGAACACCGGGCGCATTGCAGAAGCGCGTTCCATTGTTGGAATTGTGGATTCTGTTCTTGAACCGCTGAAATTTTATCGCAAATCGTTTGCCCCGTTGAATGGGCTGTACAACAATTCCGTCTATCGGATTGATTGCAGCTATGGGGCAACAATCGGAGAGGACGGAATGATTTACCGAAAATAAGGAGGTAAACATTCTATGAGTACTGCTATCTCCGGTCTGAATACCACCCTATATTGTGGCGACAGCGCAACCGCTCTGACGAAGCTGTGCGACATCAAGGATGTACCCGACCTGATCTCTGAGCCGAACCTTCTGGATGCCACCACCCTGTCTGACCCTATGCAGGTCAACATCTTCGGCATTATCCAGAGTGACACCAAGTCCTTTACTGCCAACTACAACAAGACTGACTACAAGAAGGTCAAGGAAGCTGGCTACGATGAGACTTCCGAGAGCAACACCGTGAAGTACTACGCCCTGAAGATGCAGGACGGCTCCGGCTTTACTTGGCAGGGTATGCATCAGGTTGGCTTGTCCGGCTTTGGCGTGGACGAGGTTGTTGAAATGACCATCAACTGCATCTTCACCAAGAAGCCTGAGTTCAGCGAGACCCTGACTGTCACTGGCGGCTAAACCGCAAAAATCGAATCAATCAAACCGGGCAGAACTGAACAACGGATTTGGTTCTGCCCCTATTTATAAAGGAGAGCATTTATTATGGCTGCTAAGGTTATCAACTTTCATTCCCCCGATGGTAAGAACACTTATGAGCTGACCTTCACCCGTGACAGCGTGGAAGCTACCGAACGTGCAGGTTTTCAGATTGGCCAGTACACCCAGATGACCAATCTGCTGTCCAACTCTCGCGCTTTGTTCTACGGCGCTTTCATCGCACGGAACAAGGGCATCAAGCGCAAGGTTGTGGACGAGATGTTCCAGCACATCGAGGAGAAGGAAGACCTGATGGGCATTCTGCTTGAGATGTTCATGGACGCTTCCAAGTCCCTTCTGGCAACTGACACTGAGGACAAGACCGCAAAAAACGCAACGTGGGAGATTGTGTAACTGCACAATCTCAGGAAGCAGACGGAGAGGAAGAACCATTCTCCTTCTCCAAGTTGTTCCACGATGTAGAAGCCTATTACATCTCCATTGGCATGACCTACGACCAGTTCTGGTACGGCGATGTCTGGCTGGCAAAGGTTTACCGTGACGCAGAGGAGCTACGGAAACGCAGAGCCAACACAGAAGCATGGAGAAATGGCTTTTACATGGCATCTGCGCTTTCCTCTACGGTTGGCAATATGTTCCGAAAGAAAGGGTCTAAGCCCATCAAGTACATGGATAGGCCGATTCCCCTTACCCAAAAGGAGAAAGACGAGTATGAATACCAACGCGCAGTTGAGGCGCAGGAGCGAATCAAGAGAATGATGTTCTCTGTGATGGAAAGTGATGGTGGTAGTGATGGCTGATGTTGATATTACGAGCTTATCCGTAGAGATTTCTGCGGAATCGCAGGGCGCAGAGCTTAATATCGACAAGCTCGCTACCGCCATTTCTAATTTGCGCACAAAGGGCAACGTCACAAAGGTTGTGAACAGCCTTGACAAGCTTGCAGGTTCCATTGCAACACTGAAACAGGCATCCGCTGGAATGTCCGGGCTGGACAAAATTACCAGCTTTCTAAATGGACTTTCCAACGTCAACCCGACCGCAAGCGCAAAAAGCATCAACACAGTCGTGAATGCAATCAAGAAGATTCCTACGGCTGTGTCTGGCTTGAACGGCGTGGACTTTTACTCCATGTCTGGAAGCATTACTCAGCTCACTAACGCTTTGGCCCCGCTGTCTATTCTGGACGCATCGAACCTTAAAGCTCTTGGCAGTGCTTTCAATGCAATCGGAAAGCTTCCTGACCTGACCGACAAGCTAAAAGCGACTGACCTTGATTCTTTTGCAAGTTCTTGCCAGAAGATTTCTACTGCCCTTACTCCTCTTGCATCTCAGCTCGACAAGGTAGGCAACGCTTTTGCAAAGCTCCCGCCGCAGTTAAGCAAGGTGGTCACACAGACAAACCGTGTGACTGCTGCCAACGAAAAGCAGCGCAAGAGCTATCTCAGTCTGTCCAATCAGATGAACGGCTTTATGCGGAACATGGCAAAGCTGGTTTCGTTGAAAGCTATCGCTGAGTATCTTGGCAACGCTGTTGCAAAGTTCAATGACTTCTACGAGGCAACAGACCTGTTTCATAATGCTATGGGCAATTTGAGCAGTGAAGCAGACACGCTCATTAGTAAGATGCAGGGATTGCTTGGCGTTGACCCGACCAAAGCAATGACTTACATGGCTACCATTCAGAGCTTGGGTACTTCGTTTGGTCTGGCTAGCGACAAAGCGTACGTTCTGTCCAAGAACCTGACCCAGCTTGCCTATGACGAAGGTTCCTATTGGAACAAGGACGTTGCAGAAACCTTTACCGCAATGTCCTCCGCTATTTCTGGCGAGATTGAGCCTATTCGCCGTTTGGGCATTGATCTAACTCAGGCACGGTTGCAGCAGGAGCTTCTTGCTTTGGGCTTTAACAAGCAGGTTTCTAGCTTGTCTCAGGCAGATAAGGCGGTTCTGCGTTACATTGCCATTATGAAGCAGATTGCCAACGTGCAGGGCAACCTTGCACAGACCATCCAGAGCCCTGCGAACCAGATTAAAATCCTGAAAGCTCAGCTGGATATGCTGGCAAAGTCTGTTGGCTCTCTGCTCTACCCTGCCCTGAAATCCATTCTCCCCCCGCTGATTGCCGCTGTTCAGCTCATCCGAGAGTTTGTTGAGTGGGTTGCAAAGCTGATGGGCGTGAAGGTCGTGTTCACCGATTTCACCAAGAGCGCTGATAGCGTTGGCGGCATCGGTGACGCAATGGATGACACAGCAGACTCCACCAAGAAAGCCGCCAAAGCCCTCAAGGATTATACGATGGGCTTTGATGAACTGAACATCATTGACCCCACACAGGGAAGCTCCGGCTCTGGCGGCGGCGCATCCGCTGGCAACATCTTGGGCGATGTAGACCTGTCCGGCTACGATATGTTCAAGGACTATGTCGGCAACGCTGTGGATGAAATCAAGGAAAAACTTCGCAAACTTGCTCCTATTGTTGCTGCTATCGGCGCCGGTTTTGCCGCATGGACTATCGGGAATGCGCTTCTTACTGCGTTAAAAGACACTCATGATTGGGCATACAAGCTCGGCAAAATCGTTGGTGGTTTTAATCCAGAGTTGCTTCTAGTAGCCGGAACGGTCGCCCTTATCGTTGGCCGATTTGTTCAGCTTTATCAAAACAGCGAAAATTTCCGGCAAGGTTTGACCCGTATTAAGGATTTAATTTACCTTGCGGGTCTTGGGTTTACGCAAGGCTGGAATATCTCTTTGACTGATGGGAAACTTGGCGAGTCTATCAAATGGCTAAAAGAAGCTCTTTCTAATCTCGGTCAAGCGATTTGGAATTTGATTCCTGAGGAATGGCAGGGAAAAATCTCTACTGCATTCGAGACAATTCAAAAAGTCGTCAAAGACCTTGACCTCGATTTGGGCGATTTGGTCATGACGCTTATCGGAATCGGTTTGACTATTAGCGGGCATCCCGTTGCTGGCCTTGCAGTTCTTGGTTTCGAAGCCGTCTCCGTCGCCGTGCGTGGTCTTGGCAGTGAAAGCGAAGCAGAAGCATTTCAGCTAAAATCTGATTGGCATGATGCTTTCGTGAATTTCGGCACGATTGCGGCCGAAACAGTGGCAGACATCATAACTGCTCTCGGAAATCTTATCAATGATTTTGCAATTCTTATCGGATGGATTCAAAATGGCGTTTCTGAAACGGAAATGCTCGACATCCAGATGAATGGAAATTTTCTTGAAGGTGCAATCGCGTCTCTTGCGCAAGTTATCCACGACATGGGCGTGTTCATTGGATGGATTATTAAAGGCGTAGACGAATCAGACCGTCTTGCCATCGCCGCCAATGGAAACTTTGCGGAAAAATTTGTTCTCTTGATTGCTGATGTAATCAATGGAATCAAAGACGCTGTAACGTGGTTCGGAAAACTGATTGATAAAGTTTCTAAATTTAATCCGTTAAGCGTCGGCAAAAACATTATTGATGGTATCACAAAGGGCATCACGGGGAACACCAATGTGTCAAATGACGCGACCAAACAGTTGACCGATGGAATCAAGAAAACCGCTCAAGATGAACTTGATATTCACTCTCCCTCTAAGTGGTTTGAAGGAATTGGCAGCTACGTCGTTCAAGGCCTTGCAAACGGCATCACCGGCGCTCTCGGTTATGTCAACGATGCTATGAATAAACTCGTAGACGCCACCAAGCTCAAGGGCGAAGAGGTGGCGAACTATGGCATTGACTGCGGCACAAGCTACGTCAACGGCATCATTTCCGGGCTAGACTCTAAGTGGACCGAACTCGATAACAACCTCAAAACCAACTTCTTCGGTACGGTGCAAACTTTCATTCAGGCTGCGCAGAGCGGAGATTGGAAAACGGTCGGCACTACCATTGCCTCTGGCATTTGGGGCGCTATGGGTGATGAGCAGCGTAAACGCGCCAAGTCCGTTGCAAGCGACCTTGTAAGCAGACTAAGCAAAGAATTGAAAAGCCAAGCTTCTTCTCTGCTGAACACCGCTGCTACCATTGGGAAAAATCTGGTGAACAATCTGACCCAAAACTTTGGAAAGGTTTCCGCTGAAACTCAGACGATGCTTTCCGGCATTACGCAGGCTTTCGGAAACGTGAAGTCTCCTCTCGCAACGGCAGCTAAAGCCATCAGTGCGGCGCTCTCTGGTGGTTTACTCAGCTCTTTCCCGACGATTTTTGCCGGGTTTGCAAGTCTGGTAAGCACCATCGGAACCGCAGTGGCAGGAATGCTTTCTGCTGTGGGTGCTGCCCTCAGCGCTACGATTTTTGGCATTCCAGCTAGCATCGTGGCCCTTGCCGCCGCCGCAACCCTTGGAGTTGCGATTGCTGGCATCGTGTCGAAACTTGGCGGCAGCCGGTCTACCGGCAGTTACAGCGATACATCTCAGTACGTCGGAAGCTCCAGCTATAATTCCTCGACGTCTAGCTCTTCTTACAGCGGAACTTATTCTGCGGCCGGAGGAAACTCCGAAGAGATGAGAGATGCTGTGTACAACGGCTGCTACAACGCATTCCTCGACATCTGGCAGCGGTATGGAGAGGAAATCTCTGATGGAAGAGATGTGAGAGTGTACCTTGACGGCAAGCAGCTCACCGCTTCTGTTGAAAAGACCCAGAAAGAACGTGGCGTGTCTATTATGGGTACTGAAGTTTACTCTTACTAAGAAAGGATGGTTCAGATGACCAATATTCCTGCACTGGTTACGGTGAATGGCGTAGAGCTGCCGGAACCCTCCTCTTATGAGGGAACGACTAGTACGATTGTGGACTCTGGACGAAATGTTCAGGGTAAAGTTGTTGGCGCTGTCGTGCGGCATGATGTAGCAAAAGTCTCCATGTCATGGAACTACCTCACTGCGCGGCAGTGGGCCGACATCTTGAGCCTTTTCACTACAAATTTTTACTGCACCGTTAAGTTTTACAATCAAGCCACAGCCGGTTATACAACCCGCCAGATGTATGTCTCCGACCGCACCGGCGGTATGTGGCGTAGAGGACCGAAAACCGGTGGCGTGATGGGATGGACAGGGTGCAAACTTTCTCTTGTGGAGGTATGATACATGGTTGAAGTCTCCGATAAGTGGAAAGAAAAATTTAACGAAACCCTTGTCCCGGAATCTTTTGTAGAGATTACTTGCGGAATCACCGAGCCGGGCATCAATAAAAAAGCTACCATCGTCACGTCATCGGCGGCCCCGTTCTCCACATTTCACAATATTGCACTTTCCGATAACGCTTCCATTTCGAGGTATTCCACAGGAGAGCCCAATCTCACTGTTCTTGATGGAAGCTGTAGCATCGTCCCTTCTTCTCCTCCGTATGGAACTACTGGTTTTTTGAGTGCCGAGATTTTTGACGATTCAAACCATCCTGTTATCCGGCTTGAACTTCCAAGTGAAAACAAGTCCTCCGTTCCTGGCGTTTCGATTTGCTGGTCTACAGTATTCGGGGAGTACGCTACGGATTTTTCGGTCAGTGCATATCTTGGAACTAGCAAGCTAAAAACTGTGACCGTGAACGGAAACAAATCCGTCCGTTCTGATGTTGAGGCTGAACTTTCCGGGTTTGATGCCGTAGAGATTGAAGTTCTAAAGTGGTGTCTCCCCGACCGAAGAGTAAGGATCGAGCAAGTGAAAATCGGAAGGTATCTGGTATTTGACAAGACCAAAATCTTGTCTTACAGCCATTCTTCTGCCAGAGACCCTATCTCCGGGCAGCTTTCTCAGGAGTCGATTTCCTTTAGCCTCGACAACAGCGACCGCACATGGGACTCCGTAAACCCTCAAGGAATTTACAAGTACATCTATGAGCGCCAGCCTGTCACTGTTCGTTATGGAATGGATGTTGACGGGAAGACCGAATGGGTGAGCGGAGGAATGTTCTTCCTGTCAGAGTGGAGCGTCCCTGCCAACAGCATTGAGGCATCCTTTCAGGCGCGAGACGCTTTCCTGTATCTATCCAGCACGAAGTACACCGGAAGAAAATACGGCACGCTCTATGAGATGTGCTACGATGCTTTGGAGCTGTTGGAAGCGGATGAAATTACCTTTGATATTTCGGATGAACTGAAAAATTACTCCACCGACATTACAAGCGATGAGTCTACTTATCACAATTCTGATATTTTGCAGCTTGCGGCCAATGCGGCTGGAATGGCTCTGTACCAGACCCGTGATGGCGTGATAAAAATCAACCGAGTCTACGGCTCCGATGCCTCCAACCCCGTGTTGGACATTCCAGTACTGAACAATTATTCTTGGCCGGAAATCACCTTTGCCCAGAATATGCTTAACGTAGTGACCACCGTAGGAAATGCCACCTACGCTTATCCTGAAAATCCTTCGGGCAAAGGCGTGAGCCAGACTCTGAGCAATGTTATGCTCACAAAGGACATCCTTGCAAAATCCAGGAACGCCCTTACGGAGTCTTATGGAGTCCTTTCTAACCGTCGCAAGGCTTCTCTTACCTATCGGGCAAGCCCTACTATTGATGCTCTTGATATTGTAAAGATTCACCATCAGTTCAATTACGACGCTGTCTTGCTGACAACCAATGTAAAGTACACCTTCAATGGGTGTTTCAAAGGCACTGTCGAAGGGTACATGATGGCAGATGCTCAGGCCATGTCTCTTGACCATACCAGTGAACAGCTTGGCTGGGGCGACTCCGTTATTTTGTCTGCCACCCTCTCCCCTGCTTCTATTGATTCTCCGAAAATCAACTGGTCGGCTTCTCCTGAGGGAATCGTCTCTATCCACGTTCTGACAAACGCAGAAGGAAAATCCACCTGTCAAGTCAAGTGGAACTCCCCGGGTAAGGCTGTTGTCACAGCCTCGGCAGGTGGCGTCTCCGCGGAATGCTCCTTTGCTACGGCAGCGTACAATCTGTTTGATGTTGCAGAGGGCGGCACCGTCCTTATGGATGAAGGCGGTAACGTGGCCGAGTTCATCGTTGCAAAGCATGACTACGAAAGCGAGCTGAATGGAGCCGGGCGAACTCTTCTGGTTCGAAAACACTATGCAGCCATCATGGCTTGGAGCTCTACATGGTCTACTTACGCCAGCAGCAGCGTAAACAGCTGGCTCAACGGAGAGTACTTCAACTCGTTCAGCTCCGCCCAGAAGCAAGCTATTGACAAGACGACTATCTATTATACTCCCGGTTTTTCTGACTCTTATTGCAATTCTGGCAGTAGCAAAGTGACTACGATGGCAAAAAGCATTTTTCTGCTTTCTCACCACGAGTTTGGATACGACACGGAAGGCTCTGATGCTCCGAATTGGACAACTAGCAGCCCGAGCTATAAGCACAACGAGGGCACTCCCCTGCAAAATGCATCTGGAATCCTGAAAACGATGCTTGCCTCTGACATGGAGGGCTCCAGCAGAGGACGATCTATTTGGACGAGAACTCCTTACCTGTACTCGCTTCAGATGCTTCGTGATATTGCTGGCACAAGTTCAAGCGCCAACAAGTACTGGCGGCCTCTGTTGGTCAGCAAACTTGTAAATGCATACGCCGTGTATGATTCTACGTTACAAGTGAATACCAATGCAGAGACAATTTCCTACGCCACCAATGATGAAACCCCTCGTAAGTACGATAATGTTGTTCACCCTGCATTTACCGTCCCAAAGTCTCTTGCTATTGACGCTGACGGCAAACTGATTTTTTAAGAGGTGAAGTATGGCAACGTGGATTACAGACCGCACACAGGCAGATATTGACCGTGTAAAAGAGCTAACAGCCAAAGCCAGAACCGGCACATGGACAGAAGAGGAGCAGCGAGAATGGGCTTCCGGAATGAAGGGCGCTCTGAGCTATACGGATTACAACCGCATTGAAAACGGAATCAAAGAACTCGCCGAAATCGTTGGCGCACCTTATTCTGCAAGGATTGTACAGCAAAACATTCAAGTTGTTACTGCAAAAAATGAAAGCGGCGACATTCCTGCATGGGACACTTATCCCGCCAAGTTCGAGTTTTTCATGCCGCTGACTGTGAAAAAAGACGGGCTTGCACTCAATACACTCAAATTTCGCGTCAAGGGCTATGTGCCGGGTACGATGCGCACCGTCCTGCGCAAGTACGGCTCCACGACCGCCCTAGTGGACAAGTTCATCGACATTGTCCGCGGCTACAACGACGTGGTGCTGGACATGGGCAGCATCGCGCTGGAAAAGGGCGTCGAATACCAGCTCTATTTCGCCGCCTCCAACAACTTCTACCCGCCCTCTGTCCAGCCCTCTTGGGTCGTCGCAAACGACTACGTCAACATTACAAATGGAAGCGCCTATTACGGCGATGACAGAAAGCTTATTTTTTCAGGAACGGTAGGTTTAACTGTGCCTGTGGAAGCTGGTTGGACAATCAATGATTACCTGACCATTGCGGATGCCACTCGGTGGATTGATAACGTGAAAGCCATTCGTTCCAAATGCAGTGGCAATAGTTCTACCCCGGAAACTCCCGAGGCGCTTAGTTATCATTTTGCGGTTATCAATCAAGTAGAAAAAGTTTTGTCTGACATTGAAGCGATGGCAAAAGACCATTTACTTTATTGTTCAGATACAATATGCGGAGGTGAACCCTATTATGCATTTTGTTGACCGAAAGGCAAAATATCCCGGGCGTTGGACTATGATGAAATCTGATGGCGCATCAGAAATCATCACTTTGATTCGTAATGATGAACCTGTTGTCGAGGGTACTCCAATGAACGCCGACACCCTCAACACTCTGAGCGATGTTGCAGGGGCTGACATTGCAAGGGAAAAGGCGGAAGCCGCCGCAACCGTTGCGTCAACCGCAAAAGACGCTGCTGAATTAGCCGCAAACTCTTCGGAAAAAAGTAAAGACGCTGCGGCGAAGAGTGAAGCTGCGGCGAAGCAGTATTCGGACAATGCAGCGGCTATCGTAAGCACCGACCCCACCTTGACCGTCAAGGGCGCTCCCGCAGACGCCAAAGCCGTGGGCGACCGTATCAACGCCATCAAAATCGAGACCGACAAGACCCTCACCCTCTCCGGTGCTGCGGCGGACGCGGCGGCGGTGGGCGGCATCGTGCTGCCCCGGGTGGTGGTGCATACCGAGGCGGGCAGTTCCGTCGTCCTTTCGGACGGCGAGAAAGACGTGAGCGGAGTGGCTGCGGACGGCAGCTTTTCTACGGCCCTGCCCCACGACGGAGAGTGGACCGTTACCGCCACGCTCGGCACCGGCGCGGCCACGGAGACGGTGCAGGCTGAGTATTGCCGCACCAAGACTCTGACCCTGACCTACTACACCCTGACCGTGACAGCCAAGGCTGGCAGCACCGTCACCGCCCAGTGCGGAGACAAGACCGTGACCGGCACCGTGCCGGAGAGCGGAAGCATCAAGCTGTATCTGCCCATCGCTGGCACATGGACCGTGACGGCCACGCTGGGCGACGAGACCACCGAGGGCAGCGTGGAGGTGAGCGAGTACAGGGATTATCCCCTTGAGCTTACCTACGTCCACATCTACGGCGCGAGCTGGGACGGCACCAGCACCACCAAGTGGAGCCGCACCGACGAGGCAGCGGAGTTTACCGACCCCGTGCCGTATGTAGCGGGGGCAAGCAGCTATGGCAGTCCTTTCGACGGCTTGCAGCCCTGGGCGGGCATGGTAAAGAGCGAACGCACCGGCGGCACGATGGTCAGCATCCCGAAATTTTGGTACAAGCTGACCCAAAACGGCAGGGGAATGACCATCCAGATCGCCGACCGCGCGGTGGAGGGTTACAGCGTCAGCCCCGCCCACATGGACAGAGGTGACGGCCACGGCGAGCGGGATGTGGTGTATATCGGCAGATACCACTGCAACGGCACCTATAAGAGCGGCACCGGCAGCCCCAGGGCGAACATGACCCGCTCTTCGGCCCGCTCCGGCATCCACAATCTCGGCTCGACCATCTGGCAGAGCGATTTTGCCATGCGGTTTACTGTCTGGCTGCTCTATATCGTCGAATTTTGCGACTGGAACAGTCAGGCGAAAATCGGCTATGGATGCAGTCCGAACAGCAACACCTTCGCAATGGGCTACACCGACTCGATGCCCTACCACACCGGCACCGATCAGAGCAGCCGGGCCACCTACGGCGGCACGCAGTACCGCAACATCGAGGGCCTGTGGGATAACGTGTTGGACTGGTGCGATGGCTGCTACAACAACGGCAACGGCCTGAACATCATCTTGAATCCCTCCGAGTTCAGCGACAGCGGCAATGGCACGGCGGTCGGCGTTCCGTCCAATGGCTGGCCGTCCGCATTCAATGTCAAGACAAACGGCGGCTTCCCGACGTTTATCCCCACATCCGCGTCCGGTAATGACGCAACGTACTCGTGCGATAGCTGGAACTTCAGCTCGTCGTACCCGTGCCTCTACGTCGGTGGTCACTATAGCCACGTCTCCTACTGTGGTTTGTTCTACGTCAGCTACGGCGCCGCGTCGAGCTATGACGGGTTCATCGGCTGCCGCCTCCAGGAACTCCCCAACGGGGGAGTCTGAGGGGGCCGCAGCCCCCGCAGATAACCGCGCCGTAAGGCGCTGAACTTTATATGGGACTGTCTGTGCATTGCCGGTGTTTTTTTGTTCTCAGGCCTCGTGCGATAACTGGAACTTCAGCTCGTCGAACCCGTGCCTCTACGTCGGTGGTAACTATAGCCACAACTCCAACTATGGTTTGTTCTACGTCAACTACAACGCCGCGTCGAACTATAACGGGAACATCGGCTGCCGCTTCCTTTTTGATATTTCCAACCTCATATATTTTGGCACAGACAGCCGCACACCCCACGGTGAAGATAGGCATTTTGGGAGCGGGCTAGTACACCCCGCAAGGGGCGCTGGAACGTCCGTACAGCTAAAAGGAGGGTATCCCATGAAGAGAGCTGGAAAGCTCTTTGATACGTTAATCTCAGATGATAATCTGTTACGCGCCATCGACGAAGTGAACCGCACTCACCACTGGAAGAGAGGCCACAAGCCCAACACCTGTACGGCGTGGGTAGAAGAGACCAAGGCTCAGCGGGTGGAAGACCTGCGGCGAATACTCGTTGGCGGCTTTGAGCCGAAAAAGCCCCATGTCAGCCAGCGGTGGGACGCCAATGCCCGGAAATGGCGAACCATCAGCGAACCGGCCCAGTGGCCCGACCAGTATGTCCACCACGCCCTCATCCAGGTCTTGCAACCCAGGATGATGCAGGGAATGGATTTTTACTGCTGCGGCTCCATCCGGGAGCGCGGTCCGCACCGGGAAAAGAACGCCATCCAGCGATGGATGAAGTACGACCGCAAGGGGACAAAGTACGAGTTTTGCGGTGACATCCGCCACTTTTACGATAGTCTGACCCCGGAAGTCGTCATGGCCCGGATGCGGCAGCTCTACAAGGACTGCCGCGTCCTCGACCTCATCCGGCGCGTCATCCGGGACGGCGTAAAGCTGGGGACGTACACTTCCCAGTGGTTTGCCAACGCCGTCTTACAGCCCCTCGACCAGCTCATCCGGGAGAGCGGCTTGTGCAAGCATTACGCCCGGTATATGGACAACCTGACAGCTTTCGGGCCGAACAGGCGCAAGCTGAAAAAGCTGCGCCTGCTGGTCGAAGACTGGCTTGACGCCCATGACCTGCGGCTCAAGGGAGACTGGCAGGTGTTCCCGGTGGCGAAGAAGCAGCCGAAGACGCCCCTTGCCCCGCCCCGGCGCGGCTTTGCGCGGGCGAAAGGGCGGCTGCCGGACGCTGTAGGCTACCGGTACGGGAGAGGGTACGCCATCCCCCGCAAGCGGAATCTGCTGCACATCAAGCGGGCGCTGGCACGGTATCGCAAGCGCAGGCGGCAGGGGAAGCCCATCACGCCCAGAGCGGCAGCAAGTCTGCTCTCGCGCCTCGGACAGCTCCGGCACTGCAACAATTATCATCTCTATCAATGGCTGTTTCGGGGAGAGCGGGTCGTCCGCGACCTGAAGCACGTCGTCCGAGAGCATCGGAGAAAGGAGAACCTGACGTGGACTATGTTTTTGGCACAGAGGGCGGCGCTGAAGTCCTCAAGACCATCGGCGACGCTCACACCGGTCTGACCGGCTACCACCAGCTTGAGCGGGAGTATCCCGACCAGACCATCACCGACAGTTTCCGGGTCATCCGCAAGCTGCGCAGCGCGGAGGACGCGGAGGGGCGCTGCTATGACTGGTACGAGATCGACCGCCACTACCGGATGACCGACAAGACCGGACCCGTGGCGGAGCAGCTGGCAAAGACTGCCGCAGAGATGGAGGACGCCCTGTGTGAGCAGGACATGGAATCACAGGAGCGGCTGGCGACTATCGAGGACTCGCTGTGCGAGCTGGACGCCGCTATCAACAACAAGTAAGGAGGTAGCATATGGATAAAATCTGGGCAAACAGATTGATCGCCGGCACCAAGGAATGGGCAGAGATGCCCACGAGCCGCCGCACCGGGGTCAAGCGGGAGCTGGCCAAGCGGGTAGCCGAGGGCGAGATCGATGCAGAGCGTTATAAGGAAATCACGGGGGAGGACTATTACAATGGATAAACTGCTGGAGCTGCTGGAAAAGCTGGTGCGGGCCATCTTTGGCCCCGGGGACAAGCAGGATGCCGAAGAGGCAAATCCCGCACCGGAGCCTCCAGAACCCCCCGGGGCAGAGGCTGTAACCGGCTGGGAGGGAGACCTTCCTTACCGGTTCATCGACGTGAGCCGGTGGCAGGGAATCATCAAAATGGAGGGTTGGGCGCAGGTAAAAGCGGCAGGCTATAAAGGCGCGATGCTGCGGGCCGTAGGGAACCGCAACGGTGTCCCCTACATCGACCCCACCTTCGAGGACAACTATACCAATGCAAAAGCGGCAGGGCTGGATATTGGCGTCTACTACTACACAAAGGCCATCACTGAGAAGCTGGCTGACGAAGAGCTGGCTGCACTGCGGCAGGCGCTGCGGGGCAAGGAGCTGACCCTGCCGGTGGCGTTAGACATGGAAGATGAAACGCTTGCCGTGCTGAAGCCGAACGACCTGACCAACCTCGCGGCCTACCACCTCGAGCAGATCGAGAAGATGGGGTTCTTCGCCCAGCTCTATACCTACACGAGCTATGCCAACGTCCATCTGGACATGGCAAGGCTGGCCGGGCGGTGGGACATCTGGCTGGCGGACTACACGGGCAAGACCCCGAAGGTGCAGTTCAAGTACAGCGCTCACCAGCACAGCAGTGAGGGCCGCGTGCCGGGCATCTCCGGCAACGTAGACCTCAACGTCACCACCATCAACTACCCCCGCATCATCAGAAAGAAGGGCCTGACCCGTCTCCGGGAGGGCAAATGACCGAAAAAGAAGCTTTGCTGTGGGTGCTGGGCATCCTGGGCAGCCTGTGTGCTGCGGCCATCACCATCGACAAGGTGCTGGAAATCATCCACAAGTACATCAAAAAGGCGCAGGAGCCGGACAACGTGCAGAACAAGCGGCTGGATGAGATGGACAAGCGCATCGGCACCTTGGAACAGGTCCAGTTCCAACACACACAAGCCCTTGCCCGCGACCTGCGCCGCTTTGACGAAATCGACGAGGTGAGCCGTCTGACCCTCGACGGGGTGCGCAATCTGCTGGACGCGCAGCTGTCCGGCAACAATCGCGAGGGGATGCAGAAGAGCCGCGCCGACATCGACAACTATCTGTTAAAAGGAGTGACCAATCATGGTAGCACTGGCAACTAAGCTTTTTGACCTTATCCCCGCCCCGGTGGCGGCTGTGCTGATGCTGGGGGGCGTGATCTTTTACGCTCTGGGCTGCATCCGGCTAGGCTACGGCGCAGCCGTGAAGCCTCTGGTGCTTGACCTCATCGAGCGGGCCGAGCACGAGATACAGGGGACAAAGCGCGGCGCAGAGCGCAAAGCGTGGGTCGTCAAGATGCTCCGGGCCGCTCTGAGCGCCAGCAAATACGGCAGGCTCATCAGCTGGGCCATCACCGATGAGACTATCGGCGCGGTGATTCAGTTTTTCTTTGACCGCATGAAGGCGGCCTTGCAAAATCAGTGAGGTTTTGACTATGAGTAGCACTACGTACGCACGGCATTGGTTAAAACAAGCCATTTTTACGAATGAGTTCAACTTTTCCAGCCTCAAAAGTCAAACTCATCACCATTTTGGTAACGTCAACAAACTGGTGACATTTTGTCACCGGTTTTCCGCGCTTGGCACTATGGTGCGCAACGCCGGACAGCTGCCGCAGCCTTTTTGGCTCGGTGCTGCCTGTGGCGGCGGCTCGTGTGGTGCTGCCCGCTGCGCTGCAAGGACTTGACCGACAGCAAATGACCGCCGCCATCAAGAGCGCACCGCTTGGGAGGGTAGACCGTAAGATAGCCTTACTGCGGTACGTTGAGCGGCTCCCGCTGCCGGACATTGCAGCACAGACACATTACAGCCGGACGGCGATAGGCTACCGGCTGAAAGGTATTGATAAAATACTTGGATAGGCAAATCCCCCGGTGTTCCGTTTGGAGCATCGGGGGATTTTTTTATTTTTGGGGACATGGAAGCCCGGCAGTCTTTTTTGCTGAGATAGATTTGGAAGGGCTTGCCGCAAATGGTGCATCTTTTCTTTATCGCGCGGCTCATCCCTGTAAATCAGCGATGGTAACGCCGCAAGCGGCTGCGATCTTTTCGAGGGTAGACATCCTCGAGACTGCCTTGCCAGACTCTGCATGTTGAATGGTTGCAGTGGACAGCCCGGTTTTTTCTGCCAAGGCCCTGATGGTTAATCCTGCGCTTTCTCTGGCTGCCTTGATTTTGACGGCAGACACGCCAAGCGTCTTGTAATCGGGCGAGTTATACCCAATTAAAAACAGCCCTTGCTGTCCCATCGGCAATGCTTTGAGGGAATAGCTCTTCTCTACGTCCTCAAGGTCTACATCCTTCAGGACGTAGGAGCAGGCATTGTCCAGCTCCGGGGTCATTTTATGGAGCTTGTGCGCCAGCGTGATCTTCATCGTCACGCCACGCACAGGGAACCTCGCTGCGTTGTCAAAGTCTGCCTGATTTACATGGTCAGGGGTGCAGGCTTCGTCCAGTAAGTGGTACAGCTTGCCGAGATTACGGATGGTAGTGTTTTCCATATTCGTTTCCTCCGTACGTTTTTGTTGTACTGATTATACCACAAAACTAATACAAGTGATACAGGCATAGTCACCAAACCATGCCTTACTTTTTTGTCCATTTTGTATTAGTTGTATTAGTTCTAATCAAGCTTTAATCAAGTTTTAATCAAGCTTTTTGTCCTTCGTTGTGTCTTCGTTGTCTCTCGTTTTCTCCCGGTGCGGTACACTGAGCGCAATAGGAGGGATGTATTATGAGCTATTATCAGACACCCGGAACACCATACGTTCCACAGCAGCCTGTCAATCCTTACGGCGGCATGGGAACGGTAGGGCTTGCCACTCCCCTGCCGAACACGCAGATGCCACAGGCACAGCAGCAGCGTCCGCAGCCGATGAATGGGCAGCAGCCTGTTCAGCAGTCGGTACAGGACGGCGGTTGGCTGCTGGGCAGACCTGTTTCCAGCAGAGAGGAATTTTTGGCAATACCGTCTGACCTGTACGGCAGACCGACCTACTGCCCAGACTTGCGCAGCGGCGTGATCTACTGCAAGCGGCTGAACCCGGACACCTGTGAATCCTATGTGCAGGAGTTTTACAGCCCGGAAGCGTGGCGGCAGATACAGGCGCAACAGGCACAGCAGACCGCTGCACCGACACAGCAGTATGTGCCTATTGAAGAGTATAACGCCCTCGTCCACAGGCTGGATGAACTGGAAAAGTGGCAGAAGAGCTTTTCAAAGCCCGCTGCCGCTGCGAAGAAAGGAGAATAACAATGTCCTCTCCGTTTGATGTGATTACGCACAGCCCCATCATGCAGCTTGCAAATCTGGCTCGTGCCGGGCAGAACCCGATGGGGCTTATCCAGCAGTTGAGCGGGCAGAACGCACCCATCATGCAAGGCTTGAACCTGATTCAGGGCAAAAACGAAACGCAGCTCCGAACGATGGCACAGAACCTCGCCAAAGAGCGCGGCATCGACCTGAACCAGCTGGCAAGCGTCCTGAACCTGACGCTGCCCCGGTAAAGCATCCCTCTAAGCGAAACGCTTCTCAGTTTTGCGGACTTGATAAAAACCGCTTTTGTTTGGCTTCGCCCACCGCACACGGCGGTGGGATGGCATAACGCAAAACTGAAAGGAGTTTTGTTATGGACGATTTTGCAACTGGTTATCTGGCTGGGCAGGACGGCGGCAATAACAACGGCGGATTTTTCGGCAACGAAGGTCTGTGGGCGGTTATCATCCTCGCCATCATCTTCGGCTGGGGTACAAACGGCTACGGTCGAAACGGTGGTGACAACGGCATGAACAGCTACATCCCCTATCTGGTCGGCACTGGCGCAACTGGTCAGGGCGGCGCAGATACTCGTGCGGCGCTGTCGGAGGGCTTCTATCAGCAGGACACTTCCCGTTCTCTGGCTGGCATCCAAAGCGGCATCTGCTCTCTGGGCTATGACCAGCTGGTGCAGATGAACGGCGTGAACGCCAACATCGCAAACGGCTTTGCGGGCGTGAACAGCGCCATCTGTCAGCTCGGCTACCAGAACGCACAGCTCGTGAACGGTCTGGAACGCAGCATGTCCAACGGCGACAACGCCATCAGCCTCGCCATCATGCAGGAGGGCAACGCACGGCAGGCGGGTCAGACCGCACTTTCCACGCAGCTTGCATCTTGCTGCTGCGAGAACAAGCAGCTCATCGGCGACCTGAAGTACACCATTGCGCAGCAGGACTGCGCTACCCGTCAGGCTATCGCAGACAATGCCCGCGCCATCGTGGACAACTGCAACGCCAATTTCCGCAGCATGATGGACTACTTCACGCAGGATAAGATTGCCACTCTGACCGCTGAGAATCAGAACTTGAAGTTCGCCGCTTCTCAGGATCGTCAGAATGCGCTTCTGACCACTGTGATGTCCCAGCAGACCGATACCATCCTGAACCGGGTAAATCCTCGCCCGATTCCCGCTTATCAGGTGGCAAACCCCAACGTGGGCGTGAACTGCTGCGGCTGCTGCTAACCTACACACTCCCCGATAACACCGGGTGAACCATCGGGGCAGGGGTAAGACACCTCTGCCCCTGATTTTTTAGGAGGAAACTACTATGGCTTGCAAAACAAGCTGCAAACTCTGCCCGCACTTGGTCATCAGTCAGGCAGTCACGTTTGCCGACGATACCCTGACCATCAACATCCCTGCCGGGTCTTACGCAGCGGGCGAAAAATATTGCATTGTTGTTGCCCAGAGCTTGCCGGACACGACCACCATCAACGCCCCTGTGGTCATTACCATAGGTGCAGGCACGACCGCATACCCTCTGACCGACTGCAACTGCGCTCAGGCAACCGCCGAGAGCATCCACACCCGCACCCGTTACGCTACCCGTGTAGCAACGTCTGCGACCGGCACCGGCACGTTCAAGTATCTTGGCTGCTTCTGCCGTTCCCACGCCGGTGCGCCTGCGTCCATTTCTTGAGGAGGTATAGATTATGGGCAAGACTAATTTTCGCCGCATGATGATGCTCCGTGACCACGACAAAGACCGTGAGCCGGAACGTGACCGCCTTGAGGAAGAGCGTGACCGCAGGGAGCGTGAGCTGGAACGCCGTCTGCGTAAGCTGGAAGACGGCAGCGACCGTTATCCTTACTATCCGCAGGAAGAGAACCGCTACATTGACCCCCACCCTATCCCCCGCTACCCTGACGTAGAGTATGGGCGCAAGATGCCGCAGATTGGCTTCTCGCAGAGCGGAGACTGGGACAAGCGGTCTGGACAGTATGAGCATGGCGGTGCAGACAGTCGTTCCATCAAGATGCCACGCAAGCACCTCACCCACGATGAAGCGGAGGAATGGTGCGACAGCATGGTGAACGCTGACGGCACAAAGGGCTGTCACTGGACGCTGGAACAGACACAGGATGTTGCCAAACAGCGCAATATCACCTGTGACCCGAACGATTTCTGGGCAGTTATGAACATGATGTACTCGGATTATTGTCAGGTCGCAAAGCGTCAATCCGTTGACACTCCGGGCTTCTACGCTGACATGGCAAAGGCGTTCCTTGAGGACAGCGATGCTGTGGACGGCAAGGCGTATCTCTACTGGAATTGCATTGCTGATAAGTAAAAAAGAACCCCTGTGTAGTTTTTAACGGCTACACAGGGGTTTATTGCTATTCCCAAACCATAAAACACTTGTTGTCAACGCAGTCCTTTAAGATTTCCTTAAAATCCTTGAACCTTGCAGGGTTCTCTCTTCCCGCATACCCATAGATTACCCTATTGTCATAGTCTCCTACAACCCTCAAAATTTCCTTGCAAGCTCCATAACGTATTTTTCCTCCGCAATCTGACTGATAAAGGAAGTCTGCGATTTTAATTGAAAGTTCCTTTCTTTCAATTAGTCGCTCCGTCTCGTCATTGTACGATTTAAGAGCGTGTTCTTTTGCTGGAGAAGTCATACTAAAAATACCATCATACATCTGATAATGTTTTCCAACTTTTGGGGAAACAAGTTCAGCAATCTTTGCTCTTAGCTTATGAAACCCGAAGTAGCCGACATCCATTTCACGCCCAGTCTTTTTGCATTTGATGGTTACGCCCATTCGTCAATCCTCCAACGAACCTGTGTAGTACAATTCCATATCTGCCTTGTACATATCAAGTTGTCTTTTGCTATCTACAAGCGTGTTAAAGCTAAATCCCGCCGCAAAAGACACAGCAATGGACAAAATCAAGCGTGCTGCAGCCAATTTACCAGCAAAGATAAACGGATTCTGAACTGCTACGGCAAAAGCATCGAACAAAAGAACGCAAACTCCATGTTTGACCATTTTCTGTAAACGGCTAATGCTTTCTTCGTAAAATTCCTTCGACCTCATCATACGTCAATCCTCCAAGAAATCCTCTTGATTCAGAACTTGATTTACAATTCGTTCTGTACATTCTTTGATAACAGTAGATGCGGGGACGTGGCCTTCATAAGCTATGTTTTCATATTGTGCTCCTGCATATTCAAAGAACCTTTTGGAAAGTATTTCTGCATCCGCACGGCACAACGGCTTTAATTCGTATTGCAACGGAAATCTTCTTGTAAGCGCAGGGTCAATCCTATCAAATCGGTTTGTCGTTCCGATAATGATGACATTATTCGGCAATCTATCCATTTCTTGCATAATCGCAATAACCACACGGTTCATTTCCCCAACGTCATCGTTTTGCCCACGAGCCATTCCGACCGCATCTATTTCATCAAAACAAAGAACGCAAGGAGCGGTTCTCACATAATCAAAAATTCTCGCAAGGTTAGATTGAGTTTGCCCTAAGTGCGAATCAACTAGACTTGAAAATTGAATCCTCAAAAACGGAAGTTTTGCTTTATGAGCGATATACCTAGCCAGCATGGTTTTTCCGCATCCGCTTTGTCCATAAAGCATCAATGCTGGCAAATAAGGAATGCCCATTTCGTTCAATTTTTCAGATGCTCGATAAATAGCAATGATTTTCTGCGTTATACTTTTTTCTTCGTTCCTAAGAAGGAATCTTGCTTCTGGAAATTCTTCTGTATCCTCTGCGATCAAAAGATGCTGTAAGTTATATGGCAATTCAATAAATTCTCTTTTGCTTTCCAACTTGCGAAGCATATTTTCTTTGAACTGCTCATCTTTTTTGGATGATATGGAATTCAAAATGATTTTAACAGCTTTTTGCGCGTTTCGCATATCACCATCGCAAACAAATCGAATAAGGCGTCGTTCACTATCATTCATCTAAGAAATCCTCCAACTCAGTTTTTTTACCTAATACGAACTTTACGAGTTCTTCAATTTCTTCCAAATTGATGATTATTTCATACCATCCTGCTGAATGCCCTCTATCGTAAGCGTACCCCCAAATTTTTGCCGCTTTCTTTTCTGAAATCCCAAAACCGACTTCTTCTTGAATCGTCTTATAAATCTCTGCGTAGATTTCATCCCTGCGCTTCATTTTTTCTTGATTCAGTCGCTTAACTTCATTGTCGTAATCATCGTTGTTCTTTTGCGCTTGTTCTTTGTTCCACTTCACCGACTTATCTTCATCAAACACAAAATTTAATGGAACTCGCTTGAAACCATAAGGCTTGCATCCCATATTTGCCATTGCTTCATATTTCTGCCCAATATCAGTCCACACGTCATTCATCTAAAAAATCCTCCAATTCAATCTTTCCGTCTGCCGCAGCAGCAGCCAGAGCGTACACATACTGCCCGATGGTCATTCCGTGCCGTCTTGCTTCACGGTTGATGTACTTGCGTTCTTCCTCGCTCATAAGGATGGTAATGCGCTTAGAACGCTTGCCATCACCGCTTGCAACACCCTGATGCGATTCCGGCATCGGGAATTTTTTCTTTGTCAAACCAGCTTCAGCCAGTGCGCCGGGTACATCGCCCTGTTCAATCAAACGCTGCACTTCTTTTGCCTGTTTCAGATTCTTCGGCTTACCTCTGCCTAACACGGCATCACTTGGCTTGCTTTCGCTGTCTTTGGCTTGCTTCGGCTTAATACTGCTTAATTCTGCTTCATTTGGCTGTGCATGGCTGTCTGTGGCATCACTAGGCTTAATTGGCTCTTGTTCGGCATTATTCGGCTTTGTTTGGCTTACTTCTTCTTCCTTTGGCTCACTTCGGCTTAATGTCTGTTCCGAAAAAACAGGCTGGAAGTCAAACCCGCCCAACAAGCCGGATGTTTTTTTGCTGGACTTTTTCATTTTTTATCCTCCTTTGGCGGCTTAGGCTGTTCCATCCAATGCGTGAGTTCGGCATTCATACTGTTTGAATAGTATCCATTTATGTCAGCATGAAAAACCGTTTTTCGGCTATCACAAAGAACCCATTCATCGTAGGCATCATCATATTTTGCAATAGCATTCTCGGCGACAGTTCCAAACATATTTGAAAGGCTCACGATATAAGTTCCTTTGTGTTGAGGTCGATTTTCTGGGTCATTGGCATCAATCCACCGTGCCACAGGCCGCAACGTTTCCGGGTCGATGATAGGCGCATTTATAATTTTTTCTTTTACAAGAGCAATTCCATCTCTCCAAGCGCCAGCTTCTTCCTTACTGTAATTCTTGAGTGTATAAAAGTTTTGCTCCAGTACTTTGTCTGCGTCAATCAATCTCATTTTTCTTCCCCCTCCGCAATCATTTTTGCCAGTGCCAAGAAATCCTCTGCGCTGGTGCTCTTTGCCGTATCACCGCTAAACAGGCTGTGCCGCTCTGCCTGTGCCTTACGAACGCCCATAGACGGTCTAATCTTCACGTCCAGCAGCCTTGTTCCCATGCTTTGTGCAATCACAGGAAGCTGCTCTACAACCTCTTTGGACAGGTTCTCACGGCTCTTGTACTGGTTTAGAAGCAGACCTTCAATCTTTAAAGTCGGGTTGAAGTATCTGCGAACGTCACCGATGGTCTGTAAAAGCTGGCTCAATCCGGCAAGCGCATATCGGTCTGCTGTAATAGGCACGATGATGCTATTAGCGGCGATCAGCGCGTTCACAAGCGCAAGACCAAGCTGCGGGGGAGTGTCCAGCACGATGTAATCGTACTGCTTAGACACGCTTTCAAGGGCTTCTCTTAGCCGGAAGTTTTTGCCCATATCCCGGACAAGCTGCTCGTCAATGTCCTTCAATGCGTTATCAGACGGAAGAATGTCACCAGCTTCACAATGCTGGATTCCTTCTTCTACCGTGCCTTGCCGGGTCATCACATCGAACAAGGTGCATACGTCCTCTGTTTGTGCACCGTAGGTGTCCGTTGCGTTGCACTGGGCATCGCAGTCCACCAGCAAGACTTTCTTGCCAAGCAACTGCAACGCACCAGCCAGACAGGTGCTTGTGGTGGTCTTTCCTGTGCCGCCCTTCTGGTTGGCGACTGCTATGATTTTTGCCATTTTATCACTCTTTCTTTATTCGTATATCGGCATTTCTGCCCACGCTTCCACTCTTGCAATAAAGCAAGCACACGAAGAAATGTTCAACCTCTGAAACGATGTGTTTACAAACTCGCCTTTTTCAATAAACGCTGCGACTGTGTTTGTTGCCGTTATAGATTCATCTTTCAGATAGGCCGTTTTTACCGAACACAAGAACCGGCCTTTCGTTCTTTCAATGATTTCTGGTGTTGGCATCCCATCATCTTTAACGGAATACCACACAATTTCCTGCTTCTTCATACCGCTCCTCTCTGCTTTATCTGCCCACTGTGCTCATTCTGCATAATGTGCTATATCTGACTACTTTTGCAATGCGTCAATCTCATAGAAAGCCGGAAGATACTCTTCAATCGCACCGTCTTTCTTCAAGCTGCCAATCAGATACCGCTTCGGGTGGTCAGGCCAAGGGTCACGGTTAATTGAAAGAATATCTGCACACGCGGCCTTTACAATGTCGTAGACTGCATCTCTCCGCTTTGGTAGCTTGATAGATGGATGCTCTTCCATCATCTTTACCTCAACTACCTTTGCGACCTCGATACACTCTTGAACCGATAGCACATCGCACACAGACCAGTCGTACCCTTCGTATCCGCTTGTTCGGGGCTTTCTGGCGGCTTTTTTGATTTCCGGCTTGGAATTAGCCGTCTCACAATCAACCTCGCTAGAATCGGCATCTATGACGGGCTGCTTGGATTTGTACCCGAATCGGAACTCAACTGCTACTACCTTTCGCCCTGTGCAAATCTTTTCAAAGTCAACGATAATGTCTGAAACATTGCTGATCTCTTCCACTGCTGGTTCAAGAACTCTGCGGCGTAAAGCCCGGAAATCTTCATAACTTGCATCGTTTGCCCCCAAGTGGTCACGCAGCTGCTTCAAACCAATCTTGTTCGATGTCAAAGATCGATTCATCCAATCCCGAATCATGCTGTACATCAGAATAGATGCTTGCTGTTTCATCCCAATCGTATAGCGCAGACGGTATTTGACATAGCCGCTTCTTGCAATGTCGAAAAACACAGGTCGCAAGTCAGGATTACAGTTGATTGAAACGTCATAGGACAAGGATTCTCGATTGAACTTAACCTCTGCCTTTGTGAACAGCGGATACATCACATATTCTGTTCCATCTGCATTCAACGGCACTGAAACCACGTTCCCTAAGAAGTGCTTAACCTGTGATTTAAGGTTCTTCGAGTTGAGTTTTAAATCCAACAACTTGCAATATTCAGCCAGCGTAAACGAAACGTTAGAACTTTCCGGGTCTCTCGGATTGATACGGCTCAGATAGACCTCAAGTAGCCGAAGCTCGCCTGCTGTGTAGTCTGTAAACTTCGCCCAAACCAATGCCTTGCTCTTTTCGACAAGGTTGTTTCCTGTCAATTCTGGCATTGCATCACCTCATTTCTTCTACCCTATTATACCACTGTATCGTGTACACGTCAATGATTCTGTACACAATTATTTTTTCAACAATCGACTTCCACATTCTGTACACTATACTCCACTTTTTGTACACGATACTCTCCACTTCTTGTACACGTTCTTCCACATTCTGTACACAATGCTCCACTTTTTGTACACGTTCTTACTATATATATAAACAAGAGATAAACAAGAGATAAATAATAATCATCAAATAGTGACGACGATACATTTTCAACAATTTCTTCTCTTCAACGGGCAGATTGTGGAAAACGACAACTTCTTTTGCTGAATAAAAAACGTCCATCAAGCCCTACAATCTACCTGACGGTTCTATCGTGTACAGAAAATGGAGTGCAATCACACCAATAGGGGACGAATTGACAAGTCACGCTTTGGTAAACGAAAATTTCACGTAAGTTCGTTAATTACATCCGCAAAAATCCACCATTTACGATTTTATGGGGGACAAAATGACAACCTAAAACTATATTTATAACAGGCCTATTGTGTACAAAAAGTGGAGCACGTCCCCCTGTATACCGCAAAAACTGCGATAATTCGACAATCAGCCAGTTATATTATTTGGGTTCACGGTATAAGAATCGTTGGACTTCATAGCAGCTTCCGTTCCAGCATCCTGTGCCTGATAAAGAATCTCCATCTTTGGGGCGGTACCGTTCGGGTCTGGGTCTGTTCTGGTGGCCTGTGCCATCTCATAGCTACCAGACACCATCCGGCAGACAGCAACTCTGTCCTTCAACGGCGTGTGGAGGTTTGCCAGGATTTCCGTCAGTACACCGATGTGGTCTGAGCCGTGATCTCCGTACCTGATATACAGCAAGGCATCTATCTCATAGGAGGAGCACTCCATCATAGCATCTATGAGAATCCGCCGTTTCTCCAGATCGGAAAGGCCGTCTTCCAAGTGTTCCAGCAGCCCTGGGTGAATGCAAGCGTCCATGTATCGAGCCACCGATACGCCGCAGCAGGTGAACCAGCGCATAGCCATCGGCAGGGAGATGGCTGCCAGACCTTGCTCCCAATTGGCGACCGTGCCACGATTCACGCCCATTTTTGCCGCCAATTTCTGCTGGCTCAAGCCGGAACGCATTCGAGCTATCTCTAATGCCTTGGCTGTTCTTACTAAATATTCATCCATAAATTCTCGCCCTTTCAACAAAATCCGGCAAAACTGCCGGGTTCGACAAGCCAAAAAATGGAAAAAGCTGCTATGGAGAACCAACAGCAGCCTGTGTTATAACTGTACCATCGAAAAAAACAATCAAAACAGGAGGTAACAATATGATTATCATTGACGGAATGCCCGCATCTGAACCGAACGAAAACAAAACGCCGAAACCGTGGGAGGAAAGCTGATGAACCGAACCGTAGATGCTCTGATTATTCCATACGCCCGCAGACGGACGCTGGAGCTTGTCCTGAGCCTTTCTGGGTACGAGGCTGATAAAGATGCTTACATCGAAGCAAAAGGCATCCTGGAACGTGCCGTAGCCGCCTTAGACGATGGACGCGACCCGGCAGATAACATCGAACGCATTGACGGACAGCTTGTGGAACTGTGAAAGGAGAAGAAGATGGACTTTACGAATGGATTCTATAAAGCCGAGAACCCTGTCGTTTTTGAAGAAGTGAAAACCTTCCTCCAGTCAATGGAACGGCGTGGGGCAACCGTAAAAGACTTAGACGATGCCATTGTGCAGCTAAACAATGTTTCGCACAGCATCAGCACAAACGCTCTCGTCAAAGCAGATGTGCTGGACGATTTACCGGATAACCCCTTTCGTTCCATGCTCAACGGAATGTTACAAAGCAAAGGGTAACTTAAACTTAATGTGGCTCTTAATCATTGTCATTGCAATTTTTGGTTTCCCTGATACAAAGTAACGGATGGAAAAATCATTTAACCTCAGCAAAGTTGTTAAAATGATATTGACTGTACAACAGAAAGGTGTATAATCGTATCAAATGAACATCCGAACTTACCGATCGGGAGGATATGCCACAATGAGTGAACAGGAAAGAGCCAAGATTGACCGATTTATTGCATGGCTGCTGGAACACCCTGAAAAGATTCCGGCAGCTAAAGAAATAATAACTAACGCATGACAAAACCCCTTGCGCATAAGGCTACCGAAAGCCCGGCGCAAGGGGTTTTATTTGTACCGGGTCAATCCTTACAGACTTTCATCAGCTTTAAGAACCGGCTAGAATCGGAATTTACAGTTTCGCTTCCGTGATGCCCATCTTCATACGTCACATAAAACGTGACGCTGGTTTTAGATTTTGCGGATGCTGCACCGTAAACAGCACCGGGCAAACCGGCAATTGAACCGCCAACAGCGGAACGGAGTGCGGCGCTTCCGGCCTTCTTGCTTTCACCAGAGCATACAATCTTTGCGGACACAGGCGTTTCGTACATTTTTGTTTTGAGCTTTTCTCTTTCAAGAAACATATCGTACCCGCGTTTACCTTTTATCAACATCATAGCCCCAATGGCAGCAACGATTAAAAAGGCGGTTGAAGAATACACAAGGAAAATAAATGAAGCAACCAAGAAAAGCACACCGAAGGCAAATGAAAACCTATCACCCATGTGAGAACTTTTGTCGTTCAGCAGTTCTTCTTTGCTAAATTTCTTTTTGCCCACGCCGTCACCTCACATAGTCCTGATAAGCTTCATCAAAGCTTCACGCTTTTCTTTCGGCATCTCTACTAGCTTCTGCTCAATCCATTTAATATCCGCGTCAACTTCGCTTTGCGGCTGCTGGGGCGGGTTTTCTTTTTGGTTGCCAGAAACCAATGTATCCACGCTTGTTCCGAAATAAGAAGCTATCTTGTCAAGCGTCTCATATTTCAGGGTCTGCTTTCTACCGTTTTTCAAATCGGTCAAAGACCCACGGCTTGCGCCCGATTCCTTGCACATGGTGGTCACGTTTACTCCACGCTGCTTGCAGAGTTTTTCAATATTTTCGTACAAGTTTGCCATAATTCCAGTCCTCGCATTGTAAGGTTTGCTGAAATTACGCGAACGCTTAAAAAAGCCTTGCATTTTACGCGAAAGCGTATTATACTAAGACCGTACCGCGAAGGCGTAATGAATGATTTCTAGCAACTTCATTATATTACACTTATGCGTAAAAATCAATAGCCGGAGGTGAAATAATGGCTGAAAAAAAACCTCTGTGTGACTTTGGCAAACAAATCGAGATTGCTCTTATCCAAAAAGACAAGACCAATGACTGGTTGATTGAAAAAGTCAAGGAGGACACCGGACGATATTTTGACCGTTCTTACCTTTTCAAGGTTAAGACAGGGAAGCTGGAAACACCCGGCATCAAGAAAAGCATCTGCCGGATTTTGAATATTCAGGATTCGGGAGTGTAAGAAGGGAGAGAAAAAATGGCAAACATTCAAGTTTTTGAATATCAGAACAGCAAAGTTCGCACGGTTGATATGGACGGCAAAGCATGGTTCGTTCTGAAAGACGTGTGCGCTGTGCTTGGTATTAGCAATAACCGCATGGCTGCTGACCGATTAGATGATGACGAAAAGGGTGTCAGTCTGATTGACACCCTTGGCGGCAAACAGGAAATGGTAATCGTCAACGAAAGCGGCCTGTACCATGTCATTCTTCGCAGCGACAAACCGGAAGCGGCTCCGTTCCGCAGATGGGTCACAAACGATGTGCTTCCTGCAATCCGTAAGACCGGAAGCTACAACGCACCGCAGCTTACCCGGTCGCAGCTTCTTGCAACTGCACTGATCGCAGCGCATGAGGAGCTGGAGGAGAAAGACAAGCGGATTGCAGAGCTGACACCGGATGCGGAGTTCGCTCGAGCTGTGTGCATTGCGGACAACTGCCGGACAGCCACCAGCATTGCAAAGGACTACGGTCTGACTGCTGAAAAGCTGAACAAGCTGCTTTACAGCCAGCGAGTCCAGTACAAAGACAGCGACGGTCAGTGGGTGCTGTACAAACCCTATCAGGGCAAGGGCTACACCAAGAATCGAAAAGGCAAAGCCATTCAGCGCTCCAACGGCAAGACTTATATCCCGAACACGACGGTTTGGACGGTCGAGGGTGAAAAACTCATCCATGAGCAGCTCAAGAAGCTGGGCATCACGCCGAGAATCGAGACCAGGGCTGTTGCAGAACAGCAAGACTTCGGAGGATGGGAGGACTGAACATGGAGCAGATTATCACCTTGAAAGTAGACCTTGAATACCCGGAAGAAGCGCACCACGCCATTGACGAGGCGGTCAAGGTCTATGAAGCGGACAAGCTGAAGTGGACAGAAGGAGAACTCATCGAAGCAAAGCTTATGGCAATGCGTATTATGAACCGACTGTGTTTGGATGGGTATAGCATCGAATGGTGCAGAGTCACGGAAGCGTATGACTACAAGGCAGTTTCTGTTTGGCTTAGTAAACCGGATGATGAAAGTTTTAAGCGAAATGCAACGTGCTGCATCCCTTCTGCTTCTTTTGATACTTGGGTTGCCAAGTGCGTCTGCCTGTGTCGGGCTACCGGCAGAAACGTGCCCGCGTTCATCATTAAAAAGGCTGGTGAGTGCTGGTGACGAAATTTCGCAAGGCGCAAAGCCGCAAGCGCAGACTGAAGCTGGCAATGGCAGCTGGCGTGTCCAGAAACGATGCCAACAAGGTGCTTTGGATGGAGAAAACCATCAATCAGTGCTTTGAACGCCACAATCGCGAAGCCAGGCTAAAAGAGGAGATGCAGCGTGGAAGAAAAGTACTGTGAGCGCTGCGGTGTCTTTCTTGGCCTTGTAAATCCGTGCAAGAAATACTGTGAAGAATGTAAAATCATTGTTCGAAGAGAACGGCAGGCTCTTATAAAGAAAGGAATCAAGGCTAATCCGGAACCGGCTTTATGCGCTTGGTGCAAGAAACCAATGGTTCGGAAGGTCTGGTCTCAGAAGTATCACCCTGAATGCGCAGCAGATGCAAACAAGGCTTTGACCAAAAAGTACAAAGCCAAAAAGCAAAAAGAGCTGAATGAGCTAAAAGCATCTGGTGAGTTCAAAATTACTTGGGATGTGCAGGAGCCAGAACGTGCGAGACCTCAAAAGCACGAGCCTCCAAAGTATACCGTGCGACAGATGAACGATGCCGCAAAACGATATGGCATGAGCTACGGCCATTACAGTACTTTACTTGCACAGGGAAAGGTGAAGGCCCCTGATGAACGGTAAATACTACGGCAAGCGAGAAATTCGCTGGCACAGCCGGGAGAAAGACCGGCTAGAACGCATCGAGAAAGAAAGAGTGAGCAAAAATGAAAAAAATCAAGGTAAGAATCACATTCACCGAAGCAGTTCTCGGCACATGGCCTAGCAATCAGAACATTGCACGCGAGTTCATCGCCAGCAAGTCCCCGGATGCAAATACCATCGAGGACGAGGTTGCTGCTCTGGGCGCTGATGCTGTGGCAGATAAGGGCGTGACCGTGTTCCCTCGCAACGAAAACGGCGAACCCATCTTGTATGACTACCAGATCAAGGGCTTCTTCAAGGATTCTTGCGGTATGCTGGGTCGTATCGGCGGCAAGACCGAAACTGGCAAGAAGAAGGCCGTGAACGAAAGCGGCAAGCTGACGGCCTACAAGAAGGTCATTGATGGGTTGATTTTCGTTCAGCCCCGCATGATTCCCATTCATGTGAACGGCGAGATTACCGAGTGCCAGCGCCCGCTCCGCGCACAGACAGCGCAGGGCGAGCGCGTCAGTCTTGCCAACAGCGAGCAGATTCCCGCTGGTTCGACCTGCGAGTTTGAAATCGTTCTTCTGGACGATTCTCACGAGAAGGTCGTGCGTGAATGGCTGGACTACGGCGCTTTGCGTGGTATCGGCCAGTGGCGCAACAGTGGCAAAGGCCGTTATACCTACGAAGTTCTTGACTGAGTGCAATGGAATTGCATGGAACCGATATGAGCGGCGAAGCAAAGGCTATGGATGCAAGGCGTAGCTTTGATAAGCAAAGGCGGAGCGGAGTATAGAAACGCAAAGGCAACGGAAAAGAATAGAAACAATAGGCTAAGGCATTGAGTAGCTAGGAGCAGAACAGCAACGGCAAAAATGAAAGGAGACAAGATGAAAGCATTTATTGAAGTTGCCCTGATGTGGGGCATAGCACTGGCAGTGGTTTTGGCGGTATTTCTGCTGAACCTCTGGTTGGTGCATCACATCGGAATTCTGGTAGGTGCATCAGCTACCCGTGGAATCATTACGGCATCTGTGGCAATGGCTACGGCATGGATACTTAGTTTTGGAGGTAATAAGAATGAAAAGCCTGAAAGCTAATGTCCTTTGTACGCTTGGAATCGCGTTAGCGATCTTTTCAGTAGGATGTGGCGATGCAATCCAGAAAAGTCAGAGCACAGTAGCAATGTTTGGATACGTTTTCCTTTCGTGTAGCTTCCTCGCCGCAGCACTCATCTTGTGCGCCATTGGGGTCAGCTCTGAAAATGAACGTATCGAACGGGAAAATCGCAAAGTAAAACGCATTCCTCATCACACCAACGAGTGGAGGGATGCACGATGAAATGCCCGATGTGCGGTAGTGACAACATCACAACGGTTGATAGCCGATCAGACTATGACAGCATCGCTCGACGCAAGAAGTGCCTTGTATGTAACTACCGGTGGTCTACCATCGAAATCGACAAAGACCAGTGGCACAGTGCGTTGCAAATCAAAGAACAGCGCAAGAGAGGGAAGTCGAAAAATGATTAACCTTGACAGATTCGGTGGCGTGACAGAGCCGGATGATGGCGTGTATTTCCTAACCCGTGAGCAGGAAGCAGAAGCCAAAGAAGCTGACCGGCTGGCAGCGATTGAGGACTTACAGTCTGAGATTGAGGACAGGGAAGCAGAGCTGAAAGACCTCCGCGCACAGTTGGCAGAACTGATAGCTGGGTGATTTTGTACAGCCAAGTTAAGCCGAAGTAAGAACAATGATGCCTAATGAAGCCAAAGAAAGGAAACGTATGGACAACAGCAAAATCCATGAAGCTCTGATGGCTGTTCAGTCAGAGCTGAAAGCCCCGAAGGGGCAGATGAACAAATTTGGCGGCTACAAGTACCGCTCGTGCGAGGACATTCTCGAAGCGGTCAAGCCCATCTTGAAAGCGCATAGCCTTGTGCTGCGGCTTTCCGACAAACCTGTTATCGTTGACAGTTGGCACTACATCGAAGCCACTGCAACGGTTGAATCGCAGGATGGTGCCACCTACACGGTGACTGCATACGCTCGTGAGCCTGAGTTTAAGAAGGGCATGGACGATTCGCAGATTACCGGCACTGCAAGCAGCTACGCCAGAAAGTACGCTCTGAACGGTTTGTTTTGCATTGACGATACGAAGGACGCTGACACGGACGAGTACCAGAAGCAGACTACAAGCAGGTCAAACAAGCCTGAGCAGAAGCAAACGGAAGCGGAAACCATCCCCCCATGCGCTTGCTGCGGAAAGCAGTTGCAGCCTATTCAGTACAACAACCGCACAGTCACTCCGCTGGAAACTGCAAGAAGCACGAAAAAACGCTTTGGGCGCGTCCTGTGTTGGGACTGTGCACAGAAACAGCCGAAGGAGGGCTAAACAATGCTCAACTCTATCGCAATTCAGGGGCGTCTGGTTCACACGCCTGAAGCTAAGGTCACGAAGTCTGGCAAGGATGTTTGCACGTTCAGCATTGCTTGTGACCGTCAGAGTGGCGGTCAGAAGGAAACCGACTTCTTCAACTGCACCGCATTTGGTAATACGGCACTGTTCGTTTCCAAGTGGTTCCAGAAGGGTAGCCTAATTCTGGTGACTGGCAGCATCCAGACCCGGAAATATATCGACAAGCAGGGAAACAACCGCACCGCAACAGAAATTATGGCGAACAAGGTTGACTTCTGCGGTGGCAAGTCTGACAGCAAAACCGCCGATCGGGCGCAGGATGCACCACAGAACTATTCTCAGGGTAACGCAGACGACTTCTCTGTGATTGACGATTCATCGGATTTGCCCTTTTAGGACATAAACCCTGACCGCCTACCTTATATAAGAGCTGCGCTATCTGGCTGGACGGGCGTTTGGAAATATGAAAGTGTTGATTGCCTGCGAGGAATCGCAAGAAGTGTGCAAAGCGTTTCGCGCAAAAGGCCACGAAGCCTATTCCTGCGACCTGATTGAGCCGTCCGGCGGACATCCAGAATGGCATATTCTCGGTGACTGCCTAAAGGCTATCGAGGGAGGGCAGGTCGTGACCATGGACGGAACCGTGCATGACGTGCCCCGCTGGGACATGATTATCGCATTTGTCCCCTGCACAAAGACGAGCAACGCGGGAGCAAGACACCTGTACAAGGGAGGAAAGCTCAATCTTTCCCGGTATTATGAGGGATTGTGCGGCAAGGCGCTTTTTCTTGCCGTGTGGGCGGCAGATTGCGAAAAAGTGGTGATTGAGAATCCTACCCCCAGCAAGATTTTTGATTACCCAAAGCCTACGCAGGAAATCCAGCCCTACGAGTACGGACATCCTTACAGCAAGAAAACGCTACTGTGGGAACGCGGTGTACCGCCGCTGCACCCGACAAACATCGTAGAACCTACCGCGACATGGTGCCCGTCTGGTTCCTACTCGCACAAGCATAGTGAACAGCACAAGGGCATGTTTACCACTGACCGCGCAAAGAGCCGTGCAAAAACTTTTCCGGGCGTTGCAAAAGCTATGGCAGATACTTGGGGGTGAATTGGAATGATTACCTGTTGTCTCAACTGCACATCACGCCACCAAGCTTGCCACGACACTTGCGAGAAGTACAAGGCAGAGAAGAAAGACTTCGAGGAGCGCAAGGCATTCGTGTATGAGCTGAACCACAGCCAGAGCGTATACCACCGTGACTACGAGGATAAGCACCGGGAGCGTGGTAGGAAGCGGTATCTCGGAAGTGAATTTAGAGGTGAACGAGGATGAGACTTGTTGACGTAGAGCCGATTATTGAAGGGTGGAAGGAAACCGGGAACAGTAAAAAAGCCAAAGCTAAAGCGCTTATGAACAGCGGAATTTACTCTGAATACAATAAAGGTGTTGCCCTTGACGCCGCTTCTGACCTTGTTTTGACACTTGCCGAACAGCTTGAAAACGCTCCATCAATTGCGTGGACAAATGTAAAAGACAAACAACCGAAAGAAGATGGAATTTATCTTGCTGTTTACGATTCTTTGATCTGGGAAAATCTGATTGGGAAAAGGAAGTTTGTAAACGGAAAGTGGATTGACAATAAAAACCCAGTCAAGTTCTGGATGCTAATTCCTAAAATTCCGGGAGACAACGAATGAACACCGGGAAACAGTTTGAAGCAGACTTCAAAGCATCCGTTCCATCCGATGCGTGGTGCTACCGCCTGAAGGACAGTGCTGCCACCTACTACGGTGGCAACGAGAACCTGTCTTTTTCCATCGACAACATCTGCGACTTCCTTGTGTACCGATACCCGATGAACCACCTGTTTGAGCTAAAAACCATTGAAACGCCCTCTATCCCTCTGGAAAAGGTGCTCGGCAAGTACGACAAGGCAAAGTGCAAATACCACAAGGAAAAACACATCACGGACATGGTGGATGCAATGGGGTACAGCGGTCAGACCGCCCATGTGATAGTCAATTACAGAGCGGTCAACCGCACATTTGCAATCCCTGCCAGCAAGGTTTTGACGTTCCGTTACAACGAGAGCCGCAAGAGCATCCCTTGGCAGTGGGCAGAGCAAGAGGGGATAGAGGTCAAAGCAAAAAGGCTGCGTGTCCATTGGCGGTATGACGTGGACGGGCTGCTAAAGAGATTGGAGAAAGAACATGGCATTGATATGTAATAGGTGTGGTGAAATGTTTACACTTGAGGAATATAACAAAATGAAGAACAAACTTGAGGTTCGGCCAATAATCGGTGGAGAAGAAGGATGGAGCGTTCTTCTTTGCCCCTCTTGCATGGCAAAGCTGAACGACTGGCTGAAAGGAGAACAAAAGTGAGTAAGAAAGTTTCAAACATTCTGCCCAAGACCGAAATCTTGGCGCAGTTGGCAGAAGAAGCGTCCGAACTGGCACAGGCAGCGTTGAAGCTGCGCCGTGCGCTGGATGGCACGAACCCGACACCGAAGAGTGTTGCGGAGTGCGAAGAAAATTTGATGGAAGAATTTGCGGACACAAGTAACGCAATCGATGCTTTATGCGATGCTTGGTTTGGAGATGACCTCAATTCCGAAAGAGAATTTTGGAACGCAGAGAATGAAATTGAGACCGCTAAATACAAGCGTTGGCTCTCTCGCCTTGAAGCAAAGGAGCGGTCGGATGAATGAATTCGGGAACTGCCCTCTGTGCGGTAAACTGGAATGGACGTTTTTCGCTGGTGGATGGAAAATGACAACGTCAGCGGTCAGTTAAGCATGGACGATTTGATGGAGGATAACAATGTTTGAATTTGCAACTCGCTGGCTGGTCTGCCTAGTCCTGCTGGCGGTAGTAGTTCAGTCTGAACGGACAATCAAGAACATGGCGAACAGCCTGTTTGAAAAACAGCGAGCAATGTTCGTCTGGGCGTTCGTCAACGTGTGTCTGGTCGTTTGTACGGCTGTTGTGATGGGGTGGAAATGATGATTCAGGAAATTAACATGGTAGGGCGTGAAAGACTAGCTTTTCTGTATGGTCTTTATAGCGGCTGTGCGAAATCCGAAACTGAGCTTAACGCCAAAGGCATTTATCAGAAAATTGCTTCCGAGTTAGCTTGGTGTTTGGGACTCAACGATAACGAAAGCAAATGTTATGAAATGAACGGGGAATAACCAATGGACAACGAACTTTACTGCCCGATGAAGCTAACCAGCAATCCGCTTGGTCGGTGCATCTGCGAGAAAGAAAAGTGCGCTTGGTGGCGGCAGTTGGACAACTGCTGTTCCGTCTGGCAGATTGCGCGGAAGCTAGATAACATTGAAACGAAGATGAAGAGGTGAGAGTGTGAAACTGGTTGATGTTGACCCAATCATTGCAGCGTGGAAAGCTGTTGGTGTTGACAAAAAGAATGAAGCAAAGTCGTTTTTAGATAGCAAAAACTTCATCGTATACATACAAGGACAAATCAGAAGTAGCATTGGAGATGTGTTTTTAGATTTAGCCAACGTATTGGAAAAATCTGAGCCCGCCAATATATGGTTTGATGCCAAAAAAGTTTTACCCGAAAAAGACAAAGAAGTTCTCGTAAAAAGAGAAAAGTTCGGCATTGAAATTGCATTTTTATCTTATGACGGATTATGGCAAGAGCACAATGAGTGCATTGTACTTGGAGATGTAACTCATTGGGCGTATCTTCCTGAACCGCCAAAGGAGGTCTGATACATGGCAACACCCCAGAAGCGTGGTCGTGGCAGACCGCCGCTGACCGAAGCCGAAAAAAAAAAGCGTGAGAAGCGGGCGCAAAAGGCGAAAGAAGAAGCCGCTGCGAAGCGTGAGAAAGAGCGTGAAAAGAAAAAACAACAGATGCTTAACAAGCGGAAATCTATCCGCTCACAGGTGAGTAAAAAGGTGAAAGAACAGCAAGAGTTGGCTATCGAGAAATCGAAGATGATGAATACAGGTGATTTGCAGTCGAGAATCGGTGATGAAGAGGACAAGAAAGTTATCGGCATGATTGCAGCCAAGTATTTTGGTGACCTTCCGAGCGTGGACATGAACAACCCCATTGAAGTGCAGCAACGCCTTGACTTCTTCTTTGACGCTTGCATCGAAGCCAGAATCTCCCCTGTTGTGGAATGGATTGCACTGGTGCTGGGCATCGAATGGCCTAGCCTGAGACAGATTATGACAGGCAAACGTCGTGACGACAGCTTGCAACAGAAGTACATCCTGAAGCTGATTCTGCAAATGCAGTCCATGTGGGCATACAACGGTATGTATGGTCAGGAGAACCCGGCAGAGTGGATTTTCCGAGCCAAGAACTACTTTGGTATGCGTGACAACGTGGAAGTCACCGTTGCGCCGCCTGAACAGCCGTTGGGCGATGCCCAGAGCGCAGAACAGCTCGCCCAGAAGTACCAGACGGCTTTGCCGAAGGAGATTGAAGTGGAGTACAGAGAGGTGGACGACTAATGCAGACTGACAGAGGAATCTACCACAAGCGAGTATGCGACCGCTGCGGAGCGGTACAGGGCGGTAGAATGATGAACCCTGACGAATACTTCAAAGATTGGGCGTGGCGCAGGGACACAGGCGACCTGTGCCCGGAGTGCTATGAGGAGTATAAGTGCGTGATCGGGCGGTTCAACAGGGGAAAGAGAGATATGAGAAAATGACTTTGCTCGGAATCTATAGATGCAAACAATGCCATGCCGTGTTTAATATTGCTACATTTGGTAGCCTATCTCGTAGCACGGCTGAAAAACTTTTTGAAAAAACAAAAACTGTAAATGTGTTTATATCTGGTGAAATGCCCATTGAAATAGTCACCCACCGTTGCGACCCAGTAACAGTGGGTGACTGCGAACGTATTGGCTGGAGGAAAATCGAATGAACTTCTACTGCACCACCGAACATTGCTCTTGCATGGGTATCAAGCAGTTCTCCGCTGGCAAGGCTATCCGATGTACGGCAGAATCCTGTAAGAACAAATCTGAGCCGTCCTGCGGCTCTTGCAAATGGTACGCAGAGCCGGAGGGCGTGTGTGTGAACGACCAATCAGAACACGTTGCAGACTTCGTGTGGGACGAACGTGGATGCAAAGAATGGGAGAAGAAAGATGAGCTATGATATTTCACTTTGCGACCCTGTAACGCACGAACCGCTCAAAGCGGATAGTACGCATTTTATCGCTGGTGGTATGCGCGCTATGGGCGGAACGAAAGAACTGTGGCTCAACGTCACCTATAATTATAGTCACTTCTATTATCGACCGGAAGTGTTTGGGGATGGCGGCATCCGCTCCATCTACGGCAAAACAGGCGCAGAGAGCATCCCAATGCTTGAAAAGGCCATCTCCGCACTAGGTGACGATGTAGACGATAGCGACTACTGGCACGCAACAGAAGGCAATGCAAAGCGTGCGCTGTACGGACTGTTGGCGTTTGCAAATATGCGCCCAGATGGTGTATGGGATGGAGATTGAAGGGAGAAAGGGCAATGGATAATTATCCAGAATACCTTGAACGAAACGCACTTATTGAAAGGATCAAGAAAGCATATTGCGATGGCTGCGAGAACTACAATGGAGTTAGATGCAGGGCTTGCGGTATTGGCGATGCCATAGACGTTGTGGAAGATGCTCCGACAGCCTTAGAGCGTACCGCTGAATGGATTGTACAGGACGATACGTTCACAAGGTTCGAGTGTAGCAGATGCCACACAAAAAATCATCACACACGTTGGAACTACTGCCCGAACTGTGGCTCTTTGATGGAGAACAGGTTATGAGTAACACGCTTTGGCATCCAGCAAGCGAACAGCCACGAGAGCGGAAGCAGCCTTTGTTACTTGCGACTAAGGAAACGTGGCGTGATAAAGATGGAAAAATGTTTCAAGGAATCTCGCCAACAGCGTACTTTCTTGGCTGCTACGCAGACGGCCAGTTCTGGGACGAGATAGGCGAGAGACTGCCGAAAGATGTGACGGTGACGCATTGGATGGCGTTCCCGATGGTATGAGGTGATGAGCATGAACAATTGGATTAGTGTCAAGGATAGATTGCCCGATATTCCAAAAAACGATTTTGCCAGCGATTATGTTCTGGTTCACGACGAAATAGCTGGCGACTGGGTAGCCTATTATGATGCAAACGGTGGTTGGTGTGAAGCAAGAGAGTGCTACCCATTCAAAAATGTTACACATTGGATGCCTATGTCTGAACCGCCTACGGAGGTCTAAATATGGATGGATTTGAAGCATTAACAGAAGCGATGAGCCGATGTGCTGCATCAGCTGAACATTTTGCAAATGCTGTCAGACAGTCCGAAACGCAGTGCGGTTACATCAAGCAGAAGCACAACCGACCTGTATACCGTAAAGGCGCAAAGCTACATGAAGGTTTCAAACGAATTATGAGAACGAGAGAGGGATTTAGAAAATGACAGAACTCAAAAGATGCCCGTTCTGCGGTGGAGAAGTTGCCATTGCCGAATTAGGCGACTATTTGATAAGCTGGATGTCTATAACAAGAGGAAACGGCAAGAATGGATGCAAGTGCCGGGTATTCATGGAGAGCAAGCTATACAACTCTGATTGTTCCGAAGCTGATAAAGAAAAGATTAAAAAAGAACTTATCGAAGCATGGAACAAACGCTACAAAGAGGACTGAGTATGGAGCAGGAACACAAGCCGAGAACATCAATGATTCTCCTGTTGGAACACGTTCATGCGATGGACGAATTGACGGACGAGGAATTTGGAGCGTTCGTCCGCAACTATGCACAATACGTCGAGACCAGACTTGAGCCAGCATACGACAACGACCGTGCTATACGGATGCTCTGGAAAGTCGTAAAAGCGTTCGATGATATGAACGTGCAGAAGATGGAAGAACGTGATAAGCGTAGACGAGAAGCAAACAAGAAAAATATAAACAAGCGTTGGAACGATAAAAAATACAAAAGCATACCAATGGTATCACAGGATACGAATGGTATAAATGGTATACCAAACATACCAACTGATACGAATGGTAGCTTATCTGTATCTGATTCTGTATCTGAATCTGATAAAAAAGAAAAATGTGAAAAGAAAAATACCAACGAAGTAAAACGCTTCAAAGCACCTACTATAGAGCAAGCTAGAGAATACTTTTCCGATAAGGGCTACATGGAATCGGAAGCAGAGCGGTTTGTTGACCACTTCACGGCAAATGGCTGGAAGGTCGGTAAATCACCAATGAAGGACTGGAAAGCTGCTGCACGGAACTGGATGCGTAACGTGAAGGACTGGAACGGTGGCTATCAGCAGACAATGGCTGAATTACCTGACGAGGGAGACTTTCTGCGGTGAATATTGAAAATCAGACCCAATACATCCTGCTGGGGGCAGTCCTCACGTTTTCTGAGTATGCCGATGTGCTGCAAGACCTTAAAATCGACAATTTCTGCCCTGAACTGCGTGATACATTCGCTGCCATTCGTGGCTATTGGGAACACAACGACAAATGGAACCCGGTAGAAGTCATGGGGCGGTACGATAACTGCAAGAAAGCAATGGGTGAATGTCTGGATGCCTTCGGCGCAGAGTTCATCCGAAACGTCACCCATGATATGATGCTTGGATGGGCTGGAATCGTCAAGGAACAGGCAGCATTGACCAGAGCCAGAGGGCTTGCGTTCAAAATCGTTGATGGCTCGACCAGATACGCAGACCTGACAGGCATCTATGAACAGCTAGGCGAAGCTATCAACCTGCACAACGAGAGAAGCGATTTCATCCCGATGTGTGACGGCATAGACAATTACATCCGCAAGCTAGACGATAAACCGGAGTATATCAGCACAGGGCTTAAAGTGCTGGACAACAATTTGCACCTTGTGCCGGGCAACTTCGTTGTGATCGGTGGCAGACCGTCTGCTGGCAAGACCGCTCTATCACTGCAACTTGCCTGTGAAATAGCCAAGAACGGACGCAAAGTGGCGTATTTCAGCCTAGAGACAGACCCTGACACACTCTACGCCCGTATTATTGCAAACCAGCTAGGCGTACCGCTGCATACGGTAAAAAACAAGACCGTCAGCATTGACGAGCTTGACCGACTGGCTGCCATCAAGAAATATCCGTTGTTCGTCCGCTCTGCTGCCGGAAAGGGCGTTGGATGGATTAGAACGCAGTCCATCAGGATGCAGGCAAAAGTGGTGTTCATCGACTATTTGCAGCTTATCCATCAAGCCGGAGCGAAAGACCGATACAGTGCCGTCACGGAAATCAGCATGGCACTGCATGAGTTCGCACAGTCCACAGGAACGCTGGTGATAGCTCTTGCGCAACTTAATCGAGAGACAGCAAGAGCAGGAATCCCACCGACTGCCGCAGACCTGCGAGAGAGCGGACAGATTGAACAGGACGCAGATGCAATCATCTTGCTGGCGCAGAACGTGACCACGAAAAAGAGACCGGAGCAGCATTATCACTTTGCGCTTGAAAAAAACAAAGAGGGCAACGTAGGGTCACTGGACATCACGTTTCAGATGGAGACTCAGCAGTTCAAAGAATGCGTGTGGATGTGAGGTGATAACTTGTGGCAGAAAATATAGGATATTTACAATCTGACAGTTCAAAAAACGGAGATGAACAGTATACTCCAAGCTATGCCGTAAGACCTCTTTTGGAATTTATTCCGAACGAAAAAATTATTTGGTGTCCGTTTGACAAAGAATGGTCTGCGTTTGTCAGTGTTTTGGAAAACAATGGGAATAAAGTGATTTATAGCCATATTGACTATGGGCAGAACTTTTTTGATTACGAACCTCAAAAATGGGACATTCTTGTTTCAAATCCGCCGTTTAGCAAAAAAGACGCTGTTCTTCGTAGAGCATACGAGTTAAATAAACCATTTGCATTACTTCTTCCGGCAAATAGCATTCAAGGGAAAACAAGATTTGAGATTTTCAAAAATGACGTTCAAATGCTTTGTTTTGACCAGAGAATAGATTTTATGAATCCAAAACACATGGATAGCCCAGTAAAAGGAACTCCTTTTGGGAGCGCATACTTTTGCCGTGGTTTGCTTCCAACTAGACTTGAATTGCGCAGATTGGACAAAAGAGCATATAACATCGCGTCTGCGCTCCAATCGTCACAGTAGAATAGGCAAGAAAAACAGATAACAGGGTCAAGGCGATAAAGTTATCGTCTGAACCTCACAAATGTTTTTCACTACACAAAATACAGGAGAAAAACAACTATGGCACTTACCAACATCGAACGTGAGACTATCATCAACTTCAACGCAGCGGAGGATACCGCAGAAGTCTACACGGCTGACCCGGTTTACATTCGCAAGCTGGACAAGCTCTGTGAGCAGTTCCCCGATACATACAAGTTTATGGCGGAGCTGTCTGCCAAGCGGTGCAAGGAATCTAAGACCTATTTGATGCCGAAGCGTCTTGTGAAGTTCCGGTCACCTGTCACTCGTAAGATCAGCGAAGAGCAGCGTGAAGCACTGGCAGAGCGTCTGCGCAAGGCAAGAGAAGCCAAGAATATCTAATCTTAGCTCATACGACTACAAAACTGCTGTATCAGAAAGCATGGAATGGTGTCAGGTGGTAAAACTACCCTCTGCGGCTATTCCGTGTTTTTTCGTCTGTTATTTATCGAGAGAAAACGGCAAGGTCTGATTTTGAGCAGGAGCCGTCTTGATCGAGTGGCGTTTGGGCTGATATGGCTGCGACTATCAGTGTGATGCGTTTGAATGCAAATGGATGCGACTATTGCATACCAAGTGATACGAATCGTACCAGTTGATACGAATGGTATGCGTTGGTATCATGGTATACCAATCTTCCCCCCTTTCTTCCCCCTCTTTCCCCTACAACCCCTATTACCCCCTATAATCCCCCTAACTCCCCCCTCAAACAAATAAATTGTTTGAGGCCCCCACGCCGAAATGGCGAAATGGTGCGACAACTGCGACAACCGGAAACAACAACCGGATGTTTTGCAAAGGTTCTTTCCCCCTACAACCCTCTATCTTCAAAAGCTATACCGTTAGCCAGCAGAGCAGACCGTCACCAGCATCTGCCGTTAGGCTCTTATTGGCTGAATATAGGCAGACCGTCTATCTGACCTATACGCTACGTCACCCTCTATCGTCCGGCGCACCGCGCCGACCGGGTGGCCTCCAACGGCAACAGCATCTAGCCTGCATAGGGCAGCAACATCTGACCTGCCACCCTCTACGACTATTTCACATGAAGAATTGACTTCATTTTGTAGTCGGTTGAATATGTAAAAATGTTGCATAGACTATTCCTAGCAGAATGCTATGGATTGAACGATATACCATAGCGTGTTACTGGGAATTAAAACGAGCAGAAACAGACCGAATTAGATGATACGACTATTCTGGTAGAATAATCCCTAGATAATTACTAGGATATATAAGCATATGTTATAATAAGTACTATTGGCATACGAATTTGGTATGGCTAGACGAGAATAAAATTGACAGGTATCTTGACACATATTGATTTTTTGGTGGTCTGATGGCTTAGCGACTATCGCATCTTCCTTTTCCTAAAAGGCAAACGACTATTTCACACAAAAAATACACGACTATTTGACGTTAATTCGCAAGAAAACGCTACGACTATTGCTGACCTCTATTGGCTATCGGGCGAAAGCCCGAAAAGAGATACGGCGGTAGCCCTCCATGGGTCC